CAAGTCATGTTCTTCTTTTGTTTCTTTTGGAAAAGATCTTATTGTTAATTCATTGGTTTGGACATTAATACATAAGCACCTTCCAGATTGTATTACATCTTTAATCATTTTACTTTGTAAAAGTTTCTCCACAGGTTTTACAACTAAGAAGGTGTCATCACCAATTTTAAATCTTTCCACTTTACTCTCCTGATATCAAGGATTCATTAAGTTTAACACTAGGGTAAATTCTGGTTGTTGAACTTTCTGTGCAAGATAACGACTGGTAATTTTTTCATAGAAACGATCTTCTATGATATAGTTTGGATTGAGCTCAAATGTAGCAAGGTGTTCATTTGTCTTTGCATCAAATTCAAATAACAATTCAGCTATTTTTCTCCTTCTAATTACATCAGATTTTTCATTCTTAATAATGAATTCAACTTGCTCCTTTAAAAGAGAGATCCGCTCATCATAACGGGTCTCCATGTACAATTCAAATGTCATGTTATTTTTCCTTTTTAGCCATGTCTCTGATTTGGATTTTTGTTAACTTGGTATAAGGCCTCGGTACTTTCTCTCCTTTCTTGACTTTCGAATATAACCATCCAAACAATTTTCTTTGTTTCTCGCTTTTTGATGGCATGAATATTCTCCTTTCAATTTTTTGCCCCTCAATTAAGAGGGGCATTATTCGTGATATTTAAATGTTATCCTTTCGGGTAAACATTTATAGGTCATCACGATAACCTGTTTAAAAGGGCCTTTTAATGACATGCCCAGGTCTAATTAATTAAGCTTCTTCAGTTTCTTTTTCTGCAGCTTCCATATCCGCTGCGATGATCTTCAGAGCTTCACTGATACGATCTTCAGTGTGTTTCTCTTTATCAAGAGCTTCAACGGCATCTTCAAGAGAGAGACCTTCCTTGTTGACACCTTTGAGAATTGCCATTTTGGTGTGGTGAATAAAGAGAGCTTGAGTACCTTCTTTAGGAGCCTCACGCTTTTCTTTACCAGCCTCAAAAGCTTCCATCAATTTGGTCTGATTTTCCACGCACCATTTAGCGGTTTCTTCATCACGAGCTGCAGCCAGACTGTTGATGATGAGGGTATTCTTTTCAGTTTCATCAATCTTACGCTGTTTGGGCCAAGAAATGTTGATCTTGAGACCATGTTCCGCCAACCAAGGGAGTTCTTTCTGGAATTTTTCCTTGATAGTGTTGAGGTCTTTCTCATAGGCTTTCTTATCACTCTTACGAAACCTACGGATACTACCAACGGCAAATGATTCTTCAAGCAGCTCTTGCTGGTTATAGAGCCATTCCGACAGTTCCTCATCAATACTGGTGAGATCCATCAATGCTTCAATAACCTTAGGTTTGCGCAGATACTCTTCAGCATCTTTCATGTTGTCAAACTGAGTACCATCGGGAGCGACTACGACTTGTTTAAGCAAAGAACTCATTGTTTAATACCTTTCATGAGGTTAATGATATGAGAGACCTTATTGTCTCTTCATATAAGATACTTTATTTTCCGAAGATTTTTTAGGGTTAATTTAACGGGAAATCGGGAAAATCACTTCAGGGCGGTCCTCGAATTTTCTCCATTAATTTCAATACCTTATAACTGTCACTTCTATTATCGAAACTTGAAGCGCGATCCTTCCGAAAAACTGTAAGCTGGTAGCCTACCGCAGTACCTCTGCTGTTTTTCTCTGCAGGACGGGGGGCAGACAAGACCCTTCCGGGGATCGTCAGATTCGAAATTTAAGAGTCGTAATTGATTGAATTTTTTTACTGATTCATCTTTATTATCGATTATACAACTATGACATACATATTTTTTACGGAAAAGGTTATTGTGAAGTATTACATATTTACCACCCTTACAAAAATCAAGTTTACAGACTTCACATGTCTTGTTTTTCATAAATAGGTCTCTCAAAATGTTTTACCAATTTTGATTCAACACTCTTGATAGCATCCCACCAAACAATATTAGAAATTATTGTATCACCATGTTCAGTCGGTCGATCTTCGGGGTAAAGAGAAGTGTAATATCTGATAGCCTCAGCAATAGCTACATGCTCCAGACCATCAGTTTCATCAATTAATGTCTTTAAGACATCTCTGTTAGTTTTCATTGCTTTTTAGCTTTTTTATAGAGATTACGAAGAGTCCCGATAGCATTTCTGACCATTCCATTTTTATCTTTCAAATACTCTCTTTTTGTTCTCTGAGAACGATCACCGTAAACTTTATTTCTGATTTTCTTGGCTTTTGAGCCTCGCATTGACATCTCCTTTGTTCCTGGGTCTGTAATAACAAAATGACCAAAAGTCATCACGACAATCAATACATAAGATTGTATTTTGATGATCACAATTGGGACATGCTTCATCTGGGTGTTTACATTGAATGTGGCAGAACCTACATTTGTTTTTCATTAATCACCTCAGAACGGCATAACACCTCCGTAGAAAAAATTTTGCCATTTAATCGCCAACTCTCTGTTGTAGCTGTCAGGACTTCTTAACCTAGGAATGGGTAAATTAGGCTCCTTTCTACATAAAAAGATTGGACAACTAGTACAGTATTTTAAGGATTCTACTGTACACACTTCAGGACAATCATCTGGAATTTCGATATCGTTTGCAATTAGCATCTTTCATCCATAATTCTTGCCATAGCATTTGCTTTAGCCTCAGCCAGGATCATTTTCAATTCATTTCTACCCCAATTTGTTTTTAAAGATAGCAATCTGTTTTCTTCTTCTTTGAGAATATCTAAAAAGTCACTAATCATATATCAATCCTTTGAACAGCAACAACCTCTGATAAAAATGATCTATATACCTCTCGTAGCACTATAAACACATCTTCAATCTTTTTTGCTTTTACTGTTTCTTCCCTTAAAGAGTTTTTTCCTTTGTATCTAACCCAAAATTTAACTTTATATAATTTCACAATCTCTCCTTTAATGGTACCTGGGACGGGAGTCGAACCCGTATGGACGCAAAATCCGAGGGATTTTAAGTCCCTTGTGTCTACCAATTCCACCACCCAGGCATATTAATCAATTTTATCGAAGATCTTGTCTATTAGTTTCGCAATATAAGAGCTATCAACCCTCTCTGTTGTATTAGTAATTTTATGAATTAACTCTGTCATATATGCAAGATCGACTCCAATAAGTTGATCTCTGAGCATAGCCTTATTATTCAGATCAAGCTCATTAATTTGCCATACAATCTTAAGAATTTCTCCTGCAGAGATTCTCCAACCTCTTTCCAAAAATTTTCTCAGTCTGAACAGAGTTGCAATAGGATAGTAACTACCGAGATACTTTAGATCTTTTGAAAGTAAGGACTCCATTGCTAATGGATGAAGAGTGATATCTCTTTTTTCATAGTCGAAATAGTTATGAGTATGAGCAAAATCGAAACTTTTATGTACATCTTCAGGTTGACCATGAAATCTAATGATTAATTGAATTTTATCAGAAAGAGTTATCGCATTATCTGTCATAAAGATAGGTCTATATTTTGCTTTCTCTTTTTTACGATTCTCTATAATCTCCATAGGTTCTTCACCTAGAGAACTCATAAATCTGTCTTCAGGTGCTTCAGGAGTTAATTCAAAATAAGAATAGTCTGTTTGTTCCTCTCCAATAACACCTGCTGATTTCATCCAAACTACGATGCGTTCTTCAGGCTTACCGAAACGGTTTTGTAGCTCAACTCGTTTTACTTCGGGTACATAATGATTAAGTTTATCTGGATTATTCTTCTTGAATTGCTCTACGTAATAACAAGCTACTTGGTAAGCTGTTTCTTCTGTTTTGAAATAAACGTCATAATCGTTAATCTTTTCATCTAGAAGTAAACTCGTAATTGCACCACCTGATAAGAATGCATCTTTCTTGACAAGATTTTGTAGTTGTTCATCCTCGATACTTTTGATCCAGTCATTGATTTTATTATCAAGAATCAAATTAATCGTGCGTCTTTTTGCACCCATTACAGGCTCCTTATGTAGGTCAAAGTATCAGCTTCATCTTTGTCATTACGACGTTCAATAAATCTAGGAAGAAACAAAGAATGTCCTCCTGAAAGATCTGTTATTAACTCATTAAATTTGACAGTTATAATTGAATATAACCAATCTTTTCTATTCTCATGGATCTCTTTTCTTAGATCGTCTGATATTCCTGTTACATTGACTTTCAGTAAACCATCGGAAGATTCACATTTAAAGGAACCGAAGGTATTTTCATTTTTTCCATTTCCTTGATTAAAACCAACAATAATCAGTTCACACTCTTTTTCTGCCTTAAATTTAACTTGTTGTCTACTTGTTTTGTTCTCCCAGAGGGCTTCTGGGGATTTAAGAATAGTGCCCTCTCCACCTTTTGAAAGAACTTCTTCAAAATGTTTTATAGCATCTTCTTTGAAATATATTATTTTTGTATTAATAAGATTACAACTGAAACAACCAGTCAAAAGTTCGTGTAATATAGCAAATCTAAGTTTATAAGGTTTTGATGGTTTTACTTTTCCTTCAATTACATCTAGATTTACTATATCCCAACAATCATAAAGTGGATAACAACCGAGTGGAAAAGCACCACCTTGTAATACACTGTTTAATATTCCATTTCCTGTCTTTCTATCTAAAATTTTATAAGAGTGACCATTAATATTCTCATATACACGTAATTCTCCATGTATTTGAAATTGGTCAAAAGGTATATTTATTATTTCAGATACGATACTAGAAAATTGATTTGTAGGAAACTCTTTTCCTTTTCTCGTTTGTAAAAGGATATTTTTTCCTCTTTTAGTTATATTACAAAAAAGACCATCAGCTTTGTATTGAGAATATACTCCCAATTTCCAATTAAGGGAATCTAGGTCAACTTCTTTTTGTGTACTACAACGCATATAAGGCATAATTGGAATTAAACCTTTTATCGCTTTATTTATGGATTTTACATTAAAACCTGCATGTAAATCTTTCTCTAAAATATGAAGAAACAATTCCGCTGAATAAGAATCAAGTTTTTCAAGATGATTTTGAATTTCATCTCTTGCAGCATTACCTGTAAGTTCTCTCTCTGATAAATTTTTTAAGAGCTTAATTGTGGTTTCATTAAAATGTTTATCTCCAAATTCTTTTGGTAGAGTGGCATTCAAAACACCAAAATTAATAAATGGATTATAAGCTTGTTCCAAAACATATTTAAATCCATCGATACTGCTGTACTCTTTCAATTTATCAATTTTAGAATTTGTGCTAGAAGTAGAAGCTATATCATTGATAGCCATTTTTATTAAATCACTCTGCATTTAATCCTCACTTAATTGGACAAGCTCCATTATCACATTCAGAAATACCTTCAAAGTCAGCTTTATCAATACTAGTTATCGGAGTTGTGCTAGCTAGTAAGGCTTCATATTCTTTCTTAGTTACTCCTTCATAAGGTTGTTGGAAGAAACCACTTTCACGCTTCAATAGAAATGAAAGTGTCTTGTGATTATTTTTATAGTGTCTTTTTAAATATTCTTTAATTTCCGGTAGTTCTTCTTTTTCATAATAAATGGTACAAGAAACACTATTATCAGACCATACTGTCTGCATTTGTCTAATCTCGTGCAACTGTGATAAGGCTGTCATATCTTTTGCAAGTTTAGTTCCTTCTGGATATGCATAAGGAAATGTAACAATCAATGTATTTCTATCATTTGTACCATCAAGATTCTTTTGATATTCAATTGGAAAACCATGCTCTCTACAAACATTAATCAATGGGTGATCAGAGGCAATACGAATTCTCCTATACATATATTGTGCAATAGCGGGATGAATACCAGGAGTAACTCCAGGCAATAAAGAAAGGGTCCCACTAGGTTTTACTGTAGTCAGCTTAATAGACTCTGGGAGATCATGCATTTCTGAGTAACGTTCATCTAGATCTCTTAAATAGTCATAAGCATCGGATAGCCATTTTCGTTTTTCTTTTGGTGCTTGTAAGACACCTGTCATTCCGATGCCCATTCTCATATTCTTTCTTACAATATCCATTGTTTCTTTATTATGAGATGGAAGTAAGAGTGAGTGCTTGCATATTCTATAAAGGAGTTCTATACAATCTAGAAGTTCTCCATAAGAGTCTATATTTGGTAGAAAAATTTCTGCTAAACAACAACTTTCGAAAGGAACAAGTCCTTGCTCACAACACGGATTATATCCCTGAATATCAGGATCTGGATACTGTTCTTCTCCAAGACGTCCTACTTTTCTGGACAAACGAAGATTAATAAGACCATAAGGTTCACCTTTACCTTCATAACCTTCCCAAAAGAATTCATGAAGATCACGGATATCATCACATACCACAGAGTTATTTGACATTGCACGCCAGGAAGGAATATTTCCCATATCCCAACGTTTTGCTAAAAGAAACTCTACATCATCAGGGTCACCAATTGCTACTTGAGCGCTTCTACGAACATTACCTGCTACAATAATATGTGCAATAATATTCATAATATCAAGACAATCTATTGGTCTTATTTTTCTGCCTTTCCTTTTAATGAGTATCTCTGAAATCTTACCAATACCCCAGACCAAATCTTCTGGACCACTTGCTACACCACCAAAACCTTTTATCGGAGAACCTTTTCCACGTACACATTTTGTAGAGTATGTAAATGTTCCTTTCTCTTTACTTTCTGAAAGGAATGCTGCTTTGAGAGTTTTTCCCAGAAATTTAACCCAACCTTCTCGACTATCAGGAATAATAAAATCTGCACCATTATCATCCGTACGAACAGGAGCAGAGAACCAATCTCGAACAACAGGAAGCTTATCTACATGCTCTCTTTGGATATTGAAACCTACTCCGGCTCCCAAAGCTAACATGTCCATTGTCCAAGTAAATGGTCTAATGGGTGCATCAACTGTAACAAATGCACAGTTTTGCAAAGAGGATAGACCAAATCTTTCTACAGTGTCTGTTCCTGCTTGCCAAAGATATCTTCCCGCAGGTAAACATTTTAATTTAAGAAAATAATTTGCTAATCGATATTCCTCTTCTTTTGTGAAATTACATCCAAATTGGTTATCACATGCATTGATAACCCTTATAATAGCATCTTCAAATTCCTCTGTTGAGTCATTAAGCTCTCTTGCATAAGTCCTTTTAAAAGTCAGATAACCAATTGAACTCCAAGGAGTAGATACATTAGGTAGAAAATTTTTTGTGATCATTAAAATCTCTTTCAAATAGTTATTAAGATAAGTAGACCCTTAACTATAAGAGATATCATACTTAGTCCAATGAAGTGAATTCAACCACGGAAGAATTTAGTGGTTTCAATCTTCCTGTTTCGTATACATAGTAGGCCCCTGGTACTTGACCTGTCAAACCCGTAAATCTACACTTTAAAACACTCATTAACATTATATTTCTTTCAACATCATCTGCAGCTGAAAGATTTCTTGCAAAAGCGATGATATCAAATGAGATTTGTTTAATAGAACCAGAACCTCTGATATCATCTAAAGTAGGAAGTCTACCTTCCTCAAAAGATTTACCACCACTAGGTGTTTTTCTTAAATGTGAAACTAAACCGATCCATACAGGATGTCTCTTAACCAATCTGAGAAGCTCATTCATCATTTTATCTTGGGCTTCATTTCCAGTCAAGTTTTCAACTCCTTCTGAAACTAGAATAGTGATATGATCAATTAGAATGGTAGTACAACCCATTAAACACATATATTCTAATTGATCTGTAATTGAATTGTCATTTATTGAACCTTGATGGTCTAATATTAAAATACGATCATTTCCAAATATTTGATCAAAACCAGCTTTTAATTCTTCTATTGGAATTTCTTCATTGGCGGGATTCCTGTTCAAAGCCATACCAGATAATTTTCGAGCTGTCTCCGCAGGAGATTCTTCCAAGGAAATAATTCCTAGTTTTTCTTCTTTATTCTGAATAATATCGATTATGATTTCTCTTAACAGAGTGGTCTTACCAGAGCCAGTTCCTGATATAAATAGTGTAATTTCACCTGATCTTCTACCCTTTGTTTTATGATTAACTCCTTCAAGACATTCTGGAAAAGGTATAGAGGGTTTGTTATTATAATCTATCAGGGATTGCCATAATAAATCTTTACCGATTATTCCAGAAGGTATATATCGTACAGCGTCAAAGAGCTGTCTCATTACAGCTTTTGAACCTTCTTTTAGAAGTAATTCATTTACATCATTTGTTGGCAATTTCGTTATTTTGACTTTATCGTAACCGACTATTTTTATTGCTTCTTTTCTTGCCTTTTCTCCTGCATCATCTTCATCGAAACAAATAATAACTTCACCGAATGATCTTATCCATTCTCTATGTTTGAGAATTGATTTAGTCATAGCAGAAGAAGATATTCCTACTACTGGATAAATTGTATTATAATGGTCAAATACGGCTTGTGCTACTGAAAGTGTATCAATCTCACCTTCACAGATAATTAATCGTTTGCCTCCCCCTTGAAACTTATGTCTTCCGAAGAGATCATCTGATTTGTTTATCCAATAAAATTCTTTTGGCAATTTTCTTTTCTTATAAGATTCACAATTATTATATGGATAATAGTGTGCATCTATATTACCATCTGTTCCATAAGAGATTCTTACATCATAGAATTCCGAAATTTGTTTTGTTATATCTCTTTCTTTAAATCCTCTTACAGGAAGTTCTCTTATTTGTTCTACAGAAAGTTCTTTCTCATAACCTTTGTTTTGCTTAGGAGGAGACTCCTTTACTACTCTATTTTGTGTTTGTTCTTTTGTGAAAAATTTCTGACATGAAAAACAAAAAGAATCTCCATCCTCATATACCTGTAGTGCATCCGAGGAACCACAGTCTGGATCAACACAAGGTAAATTACTCTTCGCGATCTTTCCCACAATCACTCCCTATGCAGCCTAGATTAGCAATCACTAGATAAATTATAAAAGAATGAAAAGACAATAAACCCAAATTGATAGTATCAAATTGAAAGCCTTGAATTATTTCAAAACAATTATAAAATGAAGAAACAATAATAATCATCAACAGGACGAATTTAATAGCATTTTCAAATGCTTTATACATTATACTTTCTCCCAATTAATAACCTGTCTAAGACGTTCCTTATGTTTGTCTGAAATAGGTTCTTTAACATTCCAAGAGACTGCTTCGATTCTTTTATTATAAAAGGTACTCGTAGTAGGTGCTTCCACTAAACATAGAGTCCAAGTTTCAGCATAACTCAAGGTCCCTTTTGTTTTATATTCTTCAATACAAATAAATTCAAAATCAGAAAGTGGTCTACCCTCAAAAAGAGTCTTCATTATTGGTGAGGAAGTCTTATACTTTCGCCAACCCGAGTCTTTTCCTTTATGTTGACCTCTACCTACTTTAAATGATTTCTTTCCCAGATAAAATCGTCTGAGATCTTTATCCCGAATTATGTATATAAATCCTACACCATCACCCATTTGTTTATCAAATTTCCAATGACCATTATTCAACATAAGCTATATCAACTTTCTTGACAAACTCAAAAGTATCGATAAAATCACATAATGGACATGCAACCAAATGATCTTTAAATGCTCTATCTATTGTCCAATTACTTTTCTGTAGACCTGGATCAACTCTCCTAGTAGCTTTGTCCCAATCTTCAGTAGCAGAAGGCCTTTTACAAGCATCACAACGATAGAACATTAAAAATCTCTCCTTTGAAATTTTTCCATAAATTCATTTTTCTCTCTACAAAAAAGCTGTCCACTTGTTGAAACATATACAATTTTCTTTATATCTTCTTGTCCATTTGTTGCTTCAAGTACATCTTCAAATAAAACAAAATATACTTTATTATTCTTTTTATTTACGTATCTCTTCAAATTACCATCTCCTCCACTGAAGACCAATGTAAACACGAGAAGAAATCATAAGGCTCTTTTTGTATATACAACATCTTGCCATTTACCAAAAGCATATCTAACCAACATGCTTCACCATAATATAGAAAGTATTGTTCCACGATTACTCTTTGAAATTCTTCTTCTGTATTAAAATCTTTTAGAAGTTTAGCAGCTTTAACATTACCAATTCCCGGTATTCCTGGGATGTTATCTGTAGAATCACCTTTTAAGAGTTGTTCATAGAAATGTCTAATTCCTTCATCTTCAGAGACTTCTTTGAAAGTCTTTTTGTGCATAAGATAGTGTTTACCAGGTATACATAAAAGGTCTTTATCAATGGAACAGATTATAAAATCTTTGTTAATTTTACGACATTCCTCTGCCCAGATTCGTACCAGATCATCTGCCTCTCTACCTGAAGCTTCGATTGCTAAACCTTCTCTTACAGCCAATTTTCTGATAGCTGGAACAAACTCATTTTGAGGATTTCTATTTGCTTTATATTCTGGATAAATAGCATTTCTATAATTATCTTCTCCACCTTTGACAGCCATCATGAATTCATCACAGAATAATTCATCTAATAATTCTTGTAATTCTTTCTTGAAATTCTTCCAGACAGTTTTCATATAAAGTGTATCATCAACTTTTGTGAATTCCAATGGTATTTTTTTACCATTAGAGTCTAGCTGAATAGGTGGTGGAGTATCATATTTTGTTTTCCATCTATCTTTACAGGCTGAATAACACAAGATATCTCCATCAATTATAGCAATCATAGAAGTTCTCCCGTAATACAAATTCGACCTATTTTAGCATATGTTTTTGGATGAGATATTTTTTTAATATTATCACAATTTACTTCAAAGAATTTCCTCGGTGAAAAGCCACCCATTCGTCCCAAAACAAGTAAAGTAATATAAAAACGATTTGCATATTTATTAGGAATTTCGATTTTTATCTTATCATTACTCCAATATTTAAGACTTTGTTTATTTATATGGTATTCAACGAGTTTAATTTTCTCTATTTCTTCTTGAGTCACCCTACTTATGTCGGAGAATTTCTTAGCTTTATGGATAAAAATACTTGGTCTAAATTCATAATTATAAAAAGTAAAAGCGTAAATGAATATACCTCTTTTCAAACACTCGAAGAATGCAATATACTTGTAATGTAATAAGAGCCTAAAATATTTCCAATACATTTTTACTCCTAACTCATTAATATTTGTGCTAATGTGAACTCCTGTCCATCATAGATATACAATTCTTCCAATCTAGCAGGCTCTCCATTAGTTTGAAAATGAAATCTGGGTTTCAAGATTTTGTCTTTGTAAAATAAGATTCCTCCAATCTCCTTAATAACATTACATGCTCTACCAATTAATACAGTATCAGCTCTACTATATCCTTCGAAGAACAATCTAATTGTTTCTTCTGAAATATCATTCATAAAAATCACAAGTTCACTATTAAGGTTCAATTTTGCCATTTCGTATCCTATCTAATTTGAAAATGCTTTTAAAATCAGGATGTTTCTCGAAATTACCGACATAAAAAATCTTAAATCTGTTACCAATAATTGTTTCCACTGATGGAAGAAATTTATATGTTTCTTTATTAAGTCCACGCCATTTCATTAAAGAATGGTATGATTTTAATGAATCTGTACAAATATAAAACTTAATGGATTTCATACCAATTGTCTCCAATCTTAGAATCACCATTCATAATTTCAATTCCGAAAAGTTTTGGACCATCAATAAAAGATTGTTTACCAATGGCTGCAGCCTTTTCAGAATATTCTTCTGGTACCATAAAATCTTCTTCATCATGGTAAAATATACATGGTATATAAGGAATATTCTCTTCTTCTAATCTTTGCATTGTTAACATAATTGCAGCTGAACAAGTTATCTTTTCAGTAGCTTGAAGAAGAAAGACAAGAAGCTTGTGTTTACTGTTTACATAAAGTTTGTTTCCGACAAGTGAAGGAATATATCCATCACCTACTGCAGAAGTCTTATTAAATACTTCTTCTAATCTGTCAATTAATTTCTTAAATCCAGGGACAGCTTTGAGAAAACCATCTTTAAGTTTATTTCCTTTAATTGGATTAGGAATTCCAAAAAGATAACTCCAAAGCTTAGCTCCTGAAGCACCGAAGAGAAAAGCATATAAGATTCTCTTTGCTGCTGGTCTGGGAACCGTGAAATCAATACCCATATCAGATAAAACTCTTGTTAACACATCTGCATTATACTGATGTATATCACCATTTAATAATGTTTCAATAAAATCTTTATCACCTAAATAATGAGCTAAACCTCTTGCTTGATTACCAGAAGAGTCACAACCTATGAGTTTCCATCCAGGTTTGCATTTAAACAAACTTCTTAATTCTTTACCCCACAATGAATCTGCGGAAGGGATATTTACTATTATATTATGTGTCGCTCTCATACTTGGTGTACCAATTGGTATACACGTACCATGAAGAAGGTGATTTTCATCAACATTTTCCAACCAAGTTTTCAATATACCATACCTGGATTTTGCAGTCTGATATAATGGATAAAGAGCGCCTTCACCACCCAATAGTTCTAAAGACTCCTCTGTAATTTTGGGTGTACTTTTTCTTTTATTTCCTGTTACTGGATCTTTTACAAAGTTCCATTCTGTAGGAACCCAACCATGTCTGTATAAAAACATTTTAACATCTGCAGAAGAGCTTAATTTAAGTGGTTGAAATTCAACTCTGGAATACTCACCATTTATCATTCGATGACCTTTTAGATGTGACATAGAAGGATCATCGATACCACTTTCAGGAGTTACACCGAACCATCTAGCTGTGGATTGGTTATAGAGACCTTGTTTAGTCCACTGAGGATATTTCGTTTCATAGACACCTTTACATTTGTCTACTGCAACACATTTCCAGCCTAATTTTGATTCCAATGCATCCTTAGCTTTTTGCATTTCTGCTTCTAGCTGAGTGATCAGCTTGAGTCCTTCTTCGACATCAAAAGGCCAACCATGTAGCGTAGCTTTGGCGCACCATTTTGCTACTGCGTGTTCTGCTTGAAGATAAATCTTGAATAGGAAATTTTTGGAAATTAATTCTCCGGCTTCTTTTAGCAGTTTTTCATAGATCTTAAATGTCAATCTTACATCTTGTTCACAATATGGAACCATTTCTGGTGAGAATTGTTCGAATTCATGAAATTCAATTTTCTTGTAATTGAAGTATTCACCCCAAGCTTCCAGACTATGCTTGCAATTCAGTCTATTATAATCCAAAGTTTGAGAAAGAATCAGAGTATCATGTAGAGTAGTGTCTTTAGAAGGTTTCCAGCCACATATCTTTTCTAAAACAGGAATATCATAACCTAAGAGATTATGACCAACTAAGAGTTTTGCATCTTTGAGAATATCAATCCATCTCATATCTCCTTCTAAAAAAGTCAGATGTTCTCCTGTATCCATATTATAAATACTAAGTACCCACAATCTGTCTGCTTGTAATAATAGACCGTTTGTTTCGGTATCTAGAACCCATCTAGACATTAGATATCCTTAAGAATATTATTTATTTCAGATACTTTAATTGGCTTCTTATCATTCAACAACCAAGCTGTAAGGAATTTCATATACCAAAGAGCTTTACAGACTTCTTGTATATCTTTATCTTTTTTACCTTTACGATCTAAGTATTTTCGAATTTGTAATTCAAGAGCACCTTCAAATTTATCTGGATTTACTGTGAAAGGTTCAATTCTACACATTGTTTCTAACCATTGTAGATCTTCGAAGTAACCTTGATAATGACTAGGATTCACATTATCGTTTAGAATATGTTCTGAATGATCTGATGTAATATTAAGTAAAGGTGCATTACAATGGTAACAGTATTGTTCATGTATTGGACAAGCTTTCATACATTTTGGACAAGTAATAAGTATATCTGAATTCATTAATGTCTCCATTAGAGGGGGGTCCCGAAGGACCCCCCTCATCATGCTTTATTTAAAAAGTGTCTTCCGGCCTTTGATTTTTAGGATTTACTGGTTCCTTGGGTTCATCATCACTATCATTCAATTCCATACCTTCTGGAACGATAATCTCTGTATCCTCTACATCAAAATCTTCATGTTCACCAATATAAATAATATGTTTTACTACTTGAACTGCCATAAGAACAAAACTTTTACCTTCAGTTCCATCCGGCTTGGTATAATCACGTACAAATACACGGACATTTCCAATAGAACCATTTCCAATACTATTAGGATCAATTGGTTGTCTTTTACCATCGATTACTTCCACATGTTTTGCTTCACTGCCATCTGCTTTAAATTTTTTCTTATTCAGGTTTACGCGAAAGTACATCTGGGTAGGGTCATCATCAGGTACAACAGAAACAACTTTAAGACCTAAAGCTTTCCATTCATTTTTAACATCTTTGTTCGATGTTCTTAGTTGTACTTCCCATTGAGGATTGGTTTTTGAAAAGCGCATTGAGGGATGGTTGGGGGACAAACGGGGAAACCATAGTTCTGCATTTTTAATAATTGCCATTTTTCTGATACCTTTCATTAAGAATTTCTAGTGGGTTAATTTAACGAGTTTACTTTTCTTTTAAAAAGAATTTTGTCTATCTTTCAGATAAGTTGTTACACTATTTACTTTAATTTCCCCGAAATGTGTTATGATAATTGAGTCTTGTGCGTTTCGATTTTTATTAAATACTTCTTTTGGTATGTAATAAGCAGGTCCTCCAGCATTATTCGTAACAGAGAAAATATGAATCCAATTCATGGAGGGTAAATATTCAGCTACATCAAAACTTGCAGCAATTTCATGAAGATTTAAAAATCTACTATCATCTTCTGTAGTTAAATAAGTTGAAATATCTTTTAGATCATCTTCCTTTTCAACTATATAAGTATTGCCACCAAAATATTCTTCAAATGTTTCAGTATCTGTTATACTAAATAATTGCATTAATGCGTAAAGCTCTTCTTTAAGTTCGTCATCTCGAACTAATTGAATATGTTCTTTTTTTGTCAGTTTTAACATATTACTCCTTAAAAATAATTGATACTTTAGTTGTTAAACATTATTCAGATTATTACATATTTCGGAAAGAAGGTATCCACCACAGACTGAATTATCAGCATAACAAAAAGTATCGTTTTTATGTCCAATGAGTCCGATAGTCTCGTCTTCAATAATAAGTAGCCATAATGGATAGAAACCTTCTACATACGTTTCTGTTGTAAAATTTTCGGATAGCTCTAAAGCTTCTGTAATGCTTTTTTGTGTAGGATATCGAAGAAACAAGTATAACATTATTTTATTTTTTACATTAAGCTTAAACTCACGAATCATCATTACTTCTCCTTCAGCAGTGTCAATTATTTTTGATTCGTATTAACATGTTATTCCTTTTTAAGAAAAACAATACTCGGATTCCAAGACTTCTGTGATATCTAGTTCACCCATTTCTATTTCATCTATGTTTCCTCCTATATCTTCCATTAATTTTGTCAGAGGATTTTCCAGATACAACTCTACAAAAGTCTCTCTGACAATTCTGTATAAATCTGGCATATCAGCAAGGAGTGATCCAAAAGAATCATGAATAGTAGTCACAGGAAAAGGACACCTATCGATTGTCAATGCTAAATGCGCTGCATCTAAACTGTGAATAGCATTAGGACTGGCTCCCTGAGATTGCTTTCTTTTTGATAGAATTGTTTTCTCAATGAAGCATAAACGTAATTGTAAGGTATTACGGTAATAACCAGTACTTAGTTTAGGACCATAAGGAGGACCATATTGTATCCAAGTTTTTTGAACAATTCCTTCAGTATAATATTGTACTACGGGAAAGTTAGTTATTGGAACTGTCCAAGATAAACATCTATTTTCCTCTTCTGCTTTCTTTCCAGCTTGTTCAAATATAGATAGCAATTGCATTGGTCTTTGGAGAGCACTTTTACATGTCTCAAATATAAGTCTCCCTAGGTATGCTCCCCATTTATGTTCCATGTAATAGAGCAGCTCTATCCCATGTTTCTTTGCATCATCTATTTGCTGTTGTCCTAAGCCATAAGGAGTTCCGCCATCGTAATGTTCAGCAAAGTTCATTAGACTTTACCCGTAAGTGATTTTTGTTAATCAGAGTTTGCAAATTCGCCGTACAATCTCTTCGTTTCTTCTTTTACACGTTTATTGGCCTCCTCAGCAGTATCGAAAAGACCTAAATATAATTTCTTTCCTTTATATCCTCCTTTCTGTTCAAAATCACTTACAGCTGTATATTACTATACAGACCAGACTATATCATCAAATAAGCAATTTGGTCGCTTATAAGTCGGGCGCTTCGAGTCACTTGACTCTATGAACTTCATCATCCGTCCTGGATGGTATGTTCTAGTCGTTGCACCTTCAAGAGTGTTCCCACTCAAGCTTGGCTCAGGATTGTCCACGGCGAATGGAGATCTCCTGAGTTCACCCGATTTTACTTCCGCCAATCAACGGAAGTGTCATAATGTTTCTTTTAACAATTTTTCTCTTATGTTTAGCGTCCTTTATCCTACACCAGAACACTGCACATGCCTGTTCACTGATACCTTTATTATCATTTTTTAACTTTTTGATACTTTCTACAGCTTCCTTCCGTATATCACTATTTGGTTCAGCTGCGATAATTCGTTTCTTAAACTCTATCATGTTATCAATGAAAATTTCACATTTCATGATAATCGAATCATCAAAATCATCTAAGATGGCTTGTATCTTATCCCATACATTATCTGCTATAAACTTATAAAGATCTCCAGGAAATTTACTTTTTACAAGATTAACTAAGGGTGCAGTCACATGATCTCTTGTGAGTGCAGATAAATGTTGACTACCGTTGTTGCTACCATCCACATAACATTCAAGATGAGACTCATATTCAAAATTATTGAAATCTGGACTAGTATAAAATGTTCCAGAAGGAGTATCAATTCTTTCTCTTGTGAAATTACATTGCCATACTCTTAGATTCTTTAGTTCAATACAAGCAGCCAAAAATTGCCAAGGTTTATCAGCTGACATCCACCCCTGATTAATCTTAGGTTGCTCTGCATAGGCTAATAAGATTTCTTCATTATCTACCGACCAAAGACATCTGTCTTCTAATGGGATCTTGTCAGTTTTCAATTCATCTTCTCTACCGGAGTCACCACCCCAATTTGTTGCAATTGAGACCATCAACCAAAAGAAACCTTGTTTTCCTATTGATTTCTTATCTTTTCTCAAAAGTAATCCTCTTGACAGATCACCCCCTTGTTCATTTAGATAGGCTGTAGAAACATATTTTCTACCTCTGAAATCGTAGCTATAAAGATGATAGAAAGTTTTATCTAAAAACAATGTAGCAATTTCAATTATAGATTTCGCTTCTCTTAACTTTGTTGCTTTAGCTTCGGGATTGTGTTGTTCCCAAATATCTGAAAAGGCTTCAACTTTATTTCTCAAAGCCCACCTTGATATACTATAAATCTCTTTGTTAATTAACCAACCAACTTGTTGTGATCTGTTTAAATTATCAAATAGAATTTTGTGGGTGTCTAATTTGATTGTTTTTAAAACAGGATTGTAACGAGTTTTCACCATGTTTTTACCAGTTGGATGTTTAGTAGTCATCCAAGGTTCGAAAGGTGTTTCTGAAGGTAGTTTATCCTTGTGTTCTTCTGGTAAGTTAGTCCATAACTCTGAGAGAGTATCCGGTTCTAAAAGATCAACCAGCATTGTTCCGTGATCATTTTTTCCTTTACCTAAAAACGTTCTTACGATTTCTGCTCTTTCAAAAGAATAAAGAAAAAATGCACCAGTTTTTGCAGCTAAAGAAGTGTCTTTCTTAAGTTTAAATGTATCTCTTATTTTATGTCCTATTGCACAGATTAATTCAGACATCAAAATGATCACATCTTGTTGCCTCTTAGGTTTCTTTGTATACAGATACATTACTGGTACAGTTAAGTTGAAACATTCTTCAATGGAATGATTTCTGAGATACTTTAATGGCATGTTATTTGTTATTTCATCTGCCAGTCTTTTCTTGAGATCGTTGATTAGAATATCTCTCATTCATACTCCAAAAAAAAAAAGAAGGTGAACCCAGGGGGAACTGATTTAGGGTCCCCCTGGGTTATTTTAATCTATCTATAAATTCTGCGATAAATCCGATGAAAAAAATTATTACTACGATTATAAACAAGATTATGTACCACATGATTAAATCCTAATCAATAAGAGTAGGATAAGAAAGATGACTGCGAGAAAGATTAATTTTGTTAACAGAACAATTATTAAGGATGCTATTAAAAGTTCTATTAATAAATTATCCTTCTTCGCAGCCATAGAGTAACCTGTTATTTAATTAGGATTCGAAAGACATCCTGGTTTGACGATTGCTGATTTAATATTCTGTTCTCGATTCTTTTCTTGTTTCTCTTTTTCTTGTTTTTGGGAGAATCTTGTCATGAAGACCGAGAGACGCATGATCTTGTCGGCAGTGTATGCGATAAGCGCGAAAATGATCACCCAGGTAAAAAGTACTCCTAACATTTGTGACCTCCTTCCTTGTTTTCTTCCTGACGGTTCTTATGACGCCAAAGAAGAAACATGTAAAGAACACCGAAAGCTACAGCAGCAATTGCCAATACTTTGATGTTTGCGAGGGAGATGATGAGGTTACCGAAGAAGGTGGGTGATTTGAATGCCATAATACCGAGACCAATGACGAATACTGCGAGTGTGAAATTGAGGGTAGTTTCAATAAGTTTTTTCATAGTTTTCTCCTTTTGAGTTCTAGTAGGATTCTGTTAAGATTCTGTTAAGATTTTACTCTTTATTCATTTAGAAATATTAACCTCCTTTCTGAAATATGATTTCTATCTTTCATATAAGATACTTTATTTTCCGTGTTTTACATGTTACTCTTCTATTCACTTAACCAGATCATTTTCGTAGCTCTTCTTCCGTGCCTCTTAGCTGCTTCAAGATCACCACACCAAATATCCACAGAATTAGCATATCTGGCATTCATTTTATCTCTTACTTTAAAAGTACCGTAACCCTCAAGGATAACAGTTTTTCCAATCAGTAATGGATAAAGATCTCTACTCACTGCAATAATCCCTGGTCTAACATTTGTATTACTACTTGTTGTCCAGGGAGTATCATCTGTTTCTTCAGGTCTGGATGTATAACAAGTTACTGTAACATCTTTACTAAATACTGTTTTTTCTGGATGCCAATCTGGAAAAATTTTACTAAGAATCGATTCATAACGATCAACCTTTTCTTGTAAAGGTTGGACTTGTTGTAAAGGTTGTTCTTCAGAAGTTTCCTCTAATTTGACCTCTGAAGAACAACCTACAAGAAAAAACAATAAACTACTCATCATTAGAAAACGCAACATTCCACTCCTCCTTTGTAATGCCAGTTATAATAAATTCACGTTCATCGGGTGTTAAATTAGGAAACATGTCTTGAGCTAATCCTTCACCTTGTTCATATACTTCAAGTTTTTCAGGATCTACATCTATTTCTATAGAATGTATTTTTCTAGTAAGAAGTGAAGTTCTGGTAACAATCATGTTTTTCTCCTAACAATTTTTAAGATGTTTGATGTTTTCCACAATGAGGACATTGAAAGAAATAAGGAATATCCTCGATTATACATTCAAAATATACTGGTAATTTACAACCAATACATTTAATCGAACAACAAGTTGAAAGTGTGCAATCAAGACAAGGTTCACAATTAAGACCTTTACATTGACTCTTTTCCATTGCTTCCGAAAAAGTTAAAGGAGGTTTCATTAAAAGTGAAGTATCTGTCACTGAGAAACCTTCAATATCTTTTCTTTCGAAGATCATTTTTCTTGCAACATCCAATGCTGCCTGTTTCGTTTCAAAGACACCGAAAAGTATCTTCCGACCCATCGTTGTGATCGCATTTAAGTAGAACATTTTCAGTGTCTCCTTTCAAGAGTTTTGTTGAGTTTATTTAAGTAACCTGTTTTCAAGTACTACTAGTTTACTGAGAACCCAAACTACTGAAATGATACCTACAATTGTCCACATATTCTTCTCCTAATGAAATATCGATTCATCCATAATTCTTTTTGTGGAATGGAGAGCTTTACACAAACTTTCATATCGATGAAAGGTAGTACAGAATGCGTCTATTTGTTCTGATACATTATCTTGTCTCACCAGTATTGCGTCAACAATGTTCAGAAAAATCACTAGTACCAATGGTCTGTCTTTCATTTTTCCAACTCCTCAATTTTTCTCAAAATAAATCTTCTTTGTTCCAGAAGATGGTCCAATCTAAGTGCCAAAGAAGTTTCATTTCGTAAGATTACATTTCCACGAAACACAGAAGCAGAAAATTCACATTGATATAAAAAGAAAGAGCTGCACAATTCATATTGACTTTCTCCCTGTTCGAACATCATATTCCAAACACATACTCCACATTCATATACTGCTTCGCAGAGAGGACAATGCTTCAATTCTATTCCATTTTCATATGCATCTTGTAACTGTTTAAGAGCTTCTAGATTTTTCTCATAAAGATCTTTCAGTATCTCTCTTGTGAGTATATCGAGTGTTTTTTCAGACATTTTAGTCTCCTTATTATAATGATTGTCTTTGATATTAATCTTTAATACAACAAAAAAGTTCGAGCCCAACCATTCCAATATAAAACACAATAGAAATAAAACCTAACAACCAAAAAATAGCTTCAATGAAATTCATAAATAGATAATCAAACACTTCAAGACCAACAAGCGCTACCTGAGAAACGATGTCGAGAATGATGTAAATAATGTCCAACATGATGAGTCTCCTTATATGAGATTAGTTGTAAGAGTTATTACGATATTATCTCTTTCATATAAGATACCTCATTTTCCGCATTTTAAAGCCCTCAATTAAGAGGGCATATTAAAAATTATTTCAATTATTAAAAATCATAACTAAGAATTAAGTAAGAATATTTACATATAATTTAAAAAGAGACTACTGGCAGTTATCACCATTTTATATTACTATCGGAGGGACCTGCTTATGGGTTAATTTAACGGGAAATTCGGAGTTTTCCTGAGATAACAATGACCCTAAAATTTCATTTAATAACTCTCTCTAATTTTCCACTCTGTCGAGCCAGGGAAATTTCCAGTATGGGACTTAGACCGGCTGCAGGTCGAGGCACTCCGGTCCAGTCTGGCTACTAAGTTGTCGAAATTTGAGGGTCAACTCCCGAAGAAGTCAATTTCTAGATTGAGGAGTTCTTGGATATCATTTGAATTTTCTATTAGGCTTACAAGTTCGCCTTTACGTTCCCAATGATTATTTCCAGTTGTACCTTGTTGAAGCATTATTTCAATTGCTACAGGCAGAGGAACATCTAAATGGTCTACATTATAGAAATCTCTTATCTTCTTCATTGTAGCTTTACCTAAACGTTCATATAATTGTACACCTAAAGACATTTTTACAGCAGCATTCTCACCTGCATTCATTATAAAGTTACCCTGAGATGTCACACATTCTACAGATAATTTTTCACCAGTGATTGGGTGAATCCCATTTTTTACTAATTCATATTGTCTGTGAACTTCTTTGAGTTTTTGTTCTTTATGTTGATTTAAAGATCTCTCCGCAATTTTAATAAGCATTTATAGTTTCCTCCCAAGGTAAATAAGGAAATGCTTCTATTCTAAGTTTATATGTACCTGGAGTTCCGAAAGTAAGTTCGACAATTTCTTCAATTACATCATATGAATCGTTATTAATGTAAATCTTACTAGGAACTGGTATGTTTGAAAGTTGTATAATGTCAAAATCATTTGCAATCACCGTATTTTCAGATATTGTGCTTGTATTATCTGGCCTTTTTATTGGTTCGTTAGATTGAAAATAATGAGTCTCTCCATCCACAAAGCCAGAATATAACCCAATTTCGGGTGCTTCTTCTATTGTTGGAACAGATGAAGAACTACCAATTGAATCAATAACTTGACCTGTGTCTATTGAATATCTTGTAATAATATACATATCATTTCCTCGGTGTCATAAGAAATAATGAAATAGGTCCAAAAGTGCCGTACCAATTATCACCATTATAAGGACAGGTTACTCTGAACACTAAATCAGCTGTTATGGTAGATGTATCATAAATTATATGTGCAGGCACTACTTTCATCTCAGCAGTTATTATTTCATTATCAAATGCATCAACTGTGTGTATATGTGAATCTGACCAAGGAAAAGTATAAATTACTGCACCACTTCTAAGAATTTCAAAACGGATATTTGTAATTTTATCTCCGTTTAATCCAGTAGCTCCTAAAAATGTGGTTTCAATATAACACTGTATAGGGTAACCTGATTGAACAAATCCAGATAAAGTAGCCAAATTTACAGTGGACCCTGCATTGATAGTTGTATTAGTTGTTTTCTTAAAGAAGGCAGTTTCTACGATGGCACCATTGGCAATCTTGAATGAATTGACAGATAGATCAACAATGTTACCAGTATTTACCATTAGAGTATTTGCTTTTAATGAGGTAGCTTCGACATCCCCTCTTACTTTCACATTTTGGAATTCTGAAAAACCATCTCCACGAATTAAAAATCCTGCAGAATTTGCTATATAATTATTACTCTTGACCCATGACGAGGTATTACTCATTAATATTGTACCTGCAGTTATCGCACCCATATTTGCTGTGATACTTGACAAATCTACTACAGAGAATCTGTCAGCTGTAATAGAACCTGCTACTATATTTGCTGCAGTTAGATTCTTAATTAATGCATTATCAATGATTACTCCATGAGTACCATCAATAGCCATTAATAATTTAGTACCTGTACCATCTGGTTTTGAAAAGAAGAATTTATCAGCTAGAAAATCAAATGAAGAGATTGTTCCATCATTAGCTAAACCAAATCCAGCTAACTTACCATTTACATCTGTTTTTAGTGTATGTTGAGCAGCTAATCTCCCATCAATATTGGACATTACAGATGATCTGATTTCCATTACAGCTGAGTTAGTTCCACCAATTGCTTCAACTTTAATGTGATCAATGTCTGTTATACCTGCTAAACCATTATAATTACAAATTGCAAGTGGAGAAATATATTTTACTTTGGAAGTGAAAATTACTTGTCTTTGTCCAACAGCTTCTTCTGGCCATTCTGGACCATTAATAGATCTTGAATAACCTACTAAAGTTGTCCATTCAGGATTACTAAGAGGATTACTATTAGCTGCAGTATAAAAAGAAGCACAAACATTGCGCAAGGGGTATTCATTATCTACTGAACTTATAGTTTTTGTTAAAGATTCATTGAAACCTGTGAAACCTCCAAAAAATGTACCACTTCCATATACCCTTCGTATAACTATTGTAATCTTATAGATCACATCATCTCTAACAGGGATTCTGAGTATATTATTAATCCACGCTGTATCATTTCCTGAATTATTTCCTATTCGAAGATATTTACCTCCTATTCTAGTTGAATCTTCTAACAGAGTAAGGTTAGTTGTTCCTGAAAATTTATCCCAAGAATTATAACCTCCTGGAGAATTAAATTTCTCTTCAAAGATCACAATATTACCTTCTACAATAGCAGACAATTGAGATATCTTTTCTGCACTAGAAGAAGCAGAACCAGCTATAGTAGTCAAATCATTTGAAATCGTAATTATCTCAGCGTGTGCAGCAGCTAACCCAGTTTCTTCATTAGAAATATCTGCAGATAAAATATTGACTTGTGTTCCTAAAGTTGCAAGAGCACCAGTCTCTATATTATCAATTGCATCTAATCTAACAGAATGTTCAGAATTTAATTTTAGTAAACCTGTGTCAGGATGATTTATTGCTGTATCTAATGATGTAATACTATTAGTATGTCCAACTACAACACCATCCATTAAAGTAACTGTGGTATCTAATTCAACGAAAGCATCTGAAGTTGCAGTAATATCTGCTCCGTATTGAGAAAAAGTTGTTTCTAAATTAGGCACTACATATATAGAAGGAGTAGTTTGATCTCCAATTAATGGTTCTAACATTACACCATCAATCCAAATACTAGAACCTATTTCACCATCATAATCAATTTTTATGTTGCCAGCATTTACTGGAGATGAGCTTAAATCTACGATGGTGTGTAAACGAATCCATTGCCCTGATATAGCGGATGTGTATAAAGTTTCAATTACAGGATAAGATAAATCACTTTTTCTAATTGTTAATTGAATTGGTTGATTAGTTAATTCACAATTAATAAAAGCAGAAAGAATCCATTTTCTATTTGGAGTTAATTTTACATTAAAATCAATTATGGTATTAGATAAAAAGCAATATGCATCTATTCCAGTTTTTGTTAATTTTAAAGAATTATGACCATAATAAAATATTGTATTGTCTTGTATTGCAGTACAATTGAACAAGCTTAATGGAGGTAATAAATCCTCTTCAAAATCACTATATCTTGATGGTGTTATATTTCCACTAGCAAAATTGGTAGGTTTATCAAAAATTTGAGACCATTTTTGATCTTCATTAAGATTTAAATTTAAGGTATTGCTTAAAGTAGTAAGGGAGTTAGTATGACTACCAACTGTACCACTTAAAGTATCTAATTCACCTTCTACAGTAACAGCTTTTTGATATGTAGCATCTAAACCAGTAGTTTCATTATTAATAGTAGATTGTAATGTATTAATTGATTGTGTAAATGTATTTATACTCTCTTCAGTATTTTCAACCCTAGACTCTAATCCAGTAAACGCAATTGAAGTAGCAGTAACATCTGCACCATATTGAGCATAATTAATGTTAAATGCAGGTCTGATAAATGGTGATGGTTCTATTTGATCACCTATAACAGGTTCTATCATAATTCCATCAATGGTAAAATAGGTATATGCAGATACTGCAACAAACATAATTATAAATTTAGTTCTTATCACACTAGAACAATCACAAATTAAAGATTTTCTTTGCCAAGTATCTATTGTAGTCATAGTAAATGTATTAGTACCATAAGCAAATCCACCGTCATCTAATAGACGGGCATACATTGTTCTATTAGTAGTTGAACTTTTTATATAAAAGCTTACTAACCATTTGCCATTAGGAGGTAGATTAATATTATAATCACTGAAATTAACTCCTAATTTAGTATTTCCATATGAACTTGTAGCATAAACTCTCAAAGCTTTTGGACTAATATTACCTACTGTAGAAAAATCTGTTATAATATTAGAATTGAATACTGAAGGTGTATCTGTTTCCTCGAATGTACTGTAACGAGGATTCATTAGATTTTGACCACCAAAATTAGTTGGTTTATTGTCAATATCAGTCCACTTTTGATCAGCATTAAGATTTAAATTAAGAGTATTGTTGATTAAATTTTGCTTAGAATATAATGCAGCATTGCCTGACTCTGTGTGATTTATTGTATTCTTTATAGAGGTAATATCTTGGGATTGTAAGGAAACATCTTCTTCTAAATCATCAATTAAAATTATTGTACCATCAATTTTCCCATTTACAATCTCAAATTCTCCTTCATTGTAAGTTATTCTACTTTCATGATCATTTAATTGTATAGAATGACCGGATACTACACCACCTAAAGATGTGTAATCACCAATCTTAATCCAGAAGTTTAAATCAGTGGGAAGATTACTAGTGGTTTGTGCTAAAGCTCTATAAAGTGCTTCTTCATAAACCACTAAATCATCTATCTCATATGTGACTGTATCTTCATACGAAGGAGTATTAGAAAGCTCAGCAACTTCACCTTGGAGGTTATTCAATTGTTGATTAATTAAATCTGTTTTTGCAACAAGTCCAGTAGAGGGTGCATCAATTAGATCTATCCTTGAAGTCAAATCAGAATGGAGTTGGCTTTCTGTTAATTCATCTTGAAGCAATTGTAGAATGTAAGAAGGATCTTTTACAGTTATACAGTGAGTTCCTTCTATGGCATTGAACTCTCCTGGCTGACCATCTTTATTAACTCCTCTTACCCAATAATAAAAATCCCTTTCCAAAAATAGATCAGGAGGAGCATCTAATGCGAATCTGGAAGTTGTAATTTTTACTGGTCTGGCTGTACCTAGATCATTTATTACATTTCTCCAAACCTCATAATTCATTATATTGGTTTCATCTGAGATTTCCCAAGTTAATCCAATTTCTTTAAAATAAGCAGTTACTACAAGATTATAAGGCGTATCAGGGAGCAATGGAATTAGACTATTTATGGACATTTTGTTTTTAAGAATAATCAGGTATTCTGATATTAATGACCAATGTCTCCTGAACAATGTTCCAGAAAGTTGTTTTACAGATAAGTCAGTATCCACAAATGAGAAATCTTCAAACCTGGAATTACTTTCTAAATCTGAAAGAAGTACTGGCATATAGGAGTTTAGTACATCAAAAATTTCTGTATAAGAAACCAATTCAAGTGTAATGTTTAGTGCATTAGCCTCCGACACTATCTGAGAATGTTGTGCAGTATAAGTAATCCATACTTCTAATAAAAGTATTTTTTCTTGTGCAGTTAGAATATTATCATACAATAAATCTGCAATCTTATTACCAAGATCTGCATACTTGAGATCCATATCATTTTCATATGATGTTACATTGGCACTTATGACTGGCCAAGTAGAACCATATTCATAATCTTCAAATGGTGCTTGTCTACCTGAAGCCGTCATTGCTACTACAGCAAAAGTGAAAGTACCATCCAAAGTATAAATATTACATTGATTATTATAAGTTATAATATACTCTTCCCATACTGTTGCACTGGAAATATTTTCTATTGTATCTGTAGTATATTTAATTGCATACTTTGATACTCTTGAGTCATTGGATTTTGCCCATGACAATCTGTAAGTGATTCTATTTTCACCTTTTATTTCTGTTAATCTTAGATCAGTTGCTTGTTTGATTGTGTTATTTATATAGGATGTAGCAGGAGTTTCTAATTCATAAAATGGAATATTATATGCAAGAATATTAGCATCGAATTGTTCACCAGTTATCTTAACTACACCACCATCTTCAGTTTCAACATCTGAAATTCTGATTAAGATATTATCTATTGAAAATATTTGAGAATTTACTCTTACAATATCACCAGGTTCAATTCCGATTATCCTAGAAGAGACCTTCATAGAGTATGTTATCAGATGTCTGGAAGCTCTTACTAATTGCTCAGCATAAGCTAATGCGTGGATACTGGTGGAGCAACCATAGAAAAATTCATCAGTCTCTGAAGGTATATTATTATCTTCAGTAAAATAGGTCTGATAGACAATGTCATTCACATCATCTGGTTCTTTATTGGGCCAACTAACAGTATCTTCCTCAAAATCCATATCTTCTGAAAAATATCTGATAGTTGCAAAATTAAGCTTATTATCTGCTGAAGGATAATCTATTGTAACTTCCGAAGATAATTGAATGTCATCATCTGTAATTGTAATTTGAACAACATCTTCCAACCAATTAGTAGGATTAATCAGAGGACTTTGATCTGTTGCTGTAATACACCTGAAAAGTCTAGGATATTCATCATCAATTTGAATGACTTCTCCTGGAGAATAATAATTATTGTCCTCAAATAATCTAGGATATAAAAATTGTAATTTGTATTTTCCATCTGACCAGATTAAATCAGCTTCATGCATCGTACCAAGAATCATCTCAATATTCGATCTGAAATCTTTCGTGGTATCAATAGAAAGGTTGCATTCAAAGATCTTTATATCTCTTGTTTTAGTATTAGTTTCACCTAAAACATGAGGATTGTTCATCCATATTTTTCCCACTTTCGGTTGATCTTCCAGGATTACTCTATCACACAAGATCATTGCATTATAAAATGACTCATAATCTATCTGAGTTTCATCTAAACCCATACCAAAATTAGAGTTTCTTAGATACTCTAAAAGAACTCTTGCAGGATTATTTGAGTAAGTTTGTATGGAATTCTCAGAATAAATTCCATTAATTTTATTAATACTTCTAATCCTAATTCCTTCTACAAAAGCTTGCACTTCAGGAGTACCCATAAATTGGGGATCATCTCGATTCAATTTAAAGGCGCCCGTTAGAAAGGACATATTAGTAAATTTAGCATTTGCTCTTTCTACATCATTAGATGTCATTAATGCACAAGGAGTACCACCATCTTTGTACGCATGAATAAGTAATCCTGGTTTATATGATGGATCATTATAATACTTATCATCTACATTGAGCTCAATGATTTCATTTAAACTGCCTTGAGATAATACTTGTTGAATATAATAATAATTGTTATAAATCCATCCTTCAGAAGCCCCCAGACTGTTATGACCACCAGGAATAAAAGGAGGAAATATAATATTCAAATCTTCTAATGAGCTAGGTCTCATGGAGAGATCAGATAAAACTAACTCTTCAATATTTCCTTGAAGGTCTTTTACATTTTTCGTTTCTGTATAACATTCAGATGTAAATATTGTATCTATATTTGGATATTTATCAATCCAATAAAAATTAGGGGTAATCGTTTTCATTACACCAGATATTATGGAGTCATCAAAACTTTTATAACTTCTTGGTATCCATAAATCTTCGTTTCTTGTAATATAAAATACAGAGAGTTGATTAGCTTGTGTTAAAGAATATACTACAGGCTTTCCTGTACCATCTAACTCTAATGAAGGAGTACCTGACAGAAGATTTATAAGGCGATAATGTTTTCCATTAATAGCTGAAGCTTCATGATTTGCAAAGAACTTCCTTCCTGTTCCATAAATATCTGAATAAACGAAATTTCTTTTAACCTTATGATATACTCTCACTCCACCCAGTTTATTTCTCCCGAAAGCTACTGGGAGTGATTTGACTTCTTTTTCTACTACTAATTGAAAACCTTTTTGTGCATCTGCTTGAGCTTCTGCTTTTCGTTTTTGTTTTTTGGCTGCTTTTCGTGCTTTCGCCTGATTAACTGCTGAATAAATTCCACTAATTACAGCGATTATAGCTGCTACCCAACCCATACTCATAATTTACATCTTTCCCCATAATAGCTCAATCTTTTTACTACCTTCCATTATTTGATCGAAGGAAGTATCGATTGTGCCTGCTGGTAATCTTTGTTTGAGTGCAAATGCATTAGAATAGAAAGTATTTACTGCATCAAGCGCAGCTAAAGGTGATGCACCTGTGATTTCTACAAAAGCACCTTGATCTTCCGAAATAATATATTTAAAATTATCTATTCCACCTTTATAAGCGATAAACAAATCTAATGGATCTAATATTGGCATATGGGGTTCAAAAGAATAACCATTAGAACTAACTAAAATATCTCCAGTTGTATTTATAAAGCCGATTCTAATATTTAATAGACCACCAGCAGAACTTTTGTTTACAAATGGTTTGAATAAATAGTTATTATCTAAAAACATTAATTTATATTCATTTCTATTCAAGATTGTAGTAGCTCTATGTGAATCTATTTTTGAAAGAAAATTATCTGAGGAATAGGTAATACCTTCTACTAAAACATCAAAGGATAAACTAGTAAAATGTAGATTTACAATTGTTCCAGAATCATTTATTAATTTTAAATCAATCAAAAAGAAAACACTGAAAAAACCTTGTTCAAGAAATGATTTTACAACCAGGCTTAAATTCTTCATGAATAAGCTCCTTATTTCTTTTGAGTTGAATATTTTCAGAATTTCCAACTACCATTTCATGACCTTCTATTGTTATATCATCTATTATCTCATTTATATTAATTTTATCCGTAGGAATGACCATTAAAAGCTCTGAATATTCATATGCAAATCCAACTCTTTGAGTATTAGGAGGTGCCTTGATAACATAAGGAGCTTCAAACATTTGAGATTTTCTATTGTTAGTCGCTATTTTAATTTTGCCTTTCAATAATATCAGAATAGTATCAGTTTTCAAAGTTAAACCTACTATAAAAGTATATTTCTCCAGACACAATTTTCTTAGGTACATTCCTCCAAAAAACTGATGAGTATAATTTAAGTTTGCTTGTGGTAAATTACATAAAAAATCTGTATTTATTAACATTTCATCTATCTTTATTAAGTCCATATTATAAACTCTCTATTATTCGAACATTCTCAGTATTAGTTAATATACCATCTGTAAATGTCAATCCAAGATTTACATCAGTATCATACATACCATTCATGGTAACTGCACTACCCTTCTGGATAACTTCATTGAGAACAATTGGTTTCAAAAGTTTAGGGTAAATATCTATAAGATCATCCACTACATTAGTGATAAGATATACTTTAGAGTGTCCTGAAAATCTTATAAATTCGCCTTTCTGAAATAAATTCGTATTCACTTCTATTTGATGTTCTTTAGCAGCATAATTAAAATTTGATTTAACTACAGTACTCTGAGGTATTTTACAAAGAGTGTATAATTGAGGCATCCTTACATAAAATCTTTCAGTATACCCATGTAAGATAGAATGCACAAGATATCCAGCAGGAATGGTTTCAGGGACTACTGAGACAGTTAATTCCCATCTTTGAATACCTGTGAAAATTCCTTGTCTCTTTAAAGTCATTGAGTCATTTGCAAAAGCGGGTTGATTACTGTTAATTGATAATGGAGCTGAGAAAACATATTCAAGTTCGCTATCCAGCCCCGTATTAGTTAATCCTTTGAGAACTCCAAAAAGGGCCATAAAATCTCCTGAGAAAAAGAGCCACTAAATCTATTTTTGATCTATGCGTGGCTCTGTAAGTTAACGTTGATAATTGCGATTATGCAGATTGACTCCACTTGCTATATTAGGAATCATATTCATAATTTCTTTTCTGGTTTGTCTGCTAACATCTCCAGTAACATTGATTTCATATTTGATTACTTGAGAACTAGATTCTTTCTTATTAGACACATTGGAGGAATCATTGAAATTAGGTTGTGTAAGAATTGAATCACCTACATATCCACCTTCAGCAAAACCTCTTATTGTCTTTTTATTACTATTTATTGACTCTAATAATGCTCTATTCTTTTTAGTGGCATTAGCATTTATTACAAACTCACCATTGGAGAGTCTTGCAGAAATACTATCAGAGGTATTCGTTCCTGGACCTTTAACAAAACCACCTACAGCTGCCTTCACAAGCTGCGGATCAGCTGGTTTTGTAGATGCCCCAGCTTTTGCTCCTGCTATGGCTCCTACGACAGCTAGAGTTAATCCTATCCAGTCAATTTTAGGTTTCTTTATGGAATCTGCATAAGCTACTGCTTCTTTCATGTCTTTCACAATGGTAGCAGCTACGAGATTATCAAAGCCTTCTTGTAAAGTATTATTTACAGCGTTGAAACCTTTGACTGTCTCTACGGTATTGGTTTGAATAGATTTATCAAAATTGGAACCAGTCTGAGCGATATCATCTACTTTAGTAAATGTTGGAATAGAAGGTTTAACAATACCACCTTCAGCAAAACCTCTTACAGAACCATTATTAATTGCTTCTAAAAGATTTCTGTATCTCTTTGTGGATTTTGCATTGATAACAAATTCACCATTAGAAAGCATTGCAGGAATACTATCTGAAGTCGCAGTTCCCATTCCTCGGATTAAGCCACCTGTGGCAGCTGTTACAGTATCTTCACTATTCGAGGAACTACCGAAGAATTTTCCTATACCACCAATAATTGTACCTAACGTAGAGGATTCACCAGTTGCTTGATTACCTACAAAGAAAGCTTTCAAACCATTCCATAAAAATGTTCCTAAACTAATTATAGAATCTTTAACAATATTCAAGTTAGTAGCTAATGCATTCCACAAATTACCTATCAGTCCTTGGTTATTATTATTTGCATTCTCAATTAGTTTCTCAGTATTATTCTCAATAGCTTCTGAAGGATCTTTCTTGTCTTGTTCAACGAATTTATTGGACATAGAGAATAAGGTACCACCTAAATTCTTGAAACTTTTATCCAGAGTGGAACCTTGTCCCATTACAGCATCTACTAATCCATTTACAAAAGATTGTAGCACATTGTCGGTATATGTTTTGACGATATCTTGAACAAACTCTTGTACATCTTTTTCGCCTTTAATTAAATCAAATAATCCTGACTTCATTCCTTCTTGTATACTATTAGAGAAATTCTGACCTGATTCTTTGGCCATTTTAATTCGTTCTAATTGCTTATTAAATGTAGCTTCTTCGATTGCATTTGCAAAATAGAACTCAAGAATTTCAAAATCTTTCTGAATCTTGTTCTTGACACTCTGACCAATCTTAGGATCATTTAAAAGACTCTTCTGATAACGCATATGATTGACTAGAGAACTGAGTAATGGTGTATCGAATTCATCTAAGTAATTTTGTGTTTCTTTAGATATTTCTTTACCAAGTAACTTCGATTTCTCAGATAAGGCACGCAAAGGATCTTTTTGTTCAATGAAATTAAGAATATTTTCTAAGAGATTCTCACCCATATCTTTTAAAGGAACAGGTGTATCTCTATATTTATTTCTTTCCTTTTCTCTTTCGATCTCTATGGCACCAGTATATAATAATTTAATATCATCTTTACTTTTACTCAATAGCTCCTCTATATCCGATAGACCAGGAACTAATTCAAGTATTTTAGACACAATTACGTCTAATGGAGTAGTATCAAAGTTCTTTAAAGCTTTATCGAAAGGAAGATCACTGAATTGTTTATTAATATTAAACTTATCTTTTTCTACTTTACTATTGAATACTTGGATATCTAATTCGGTCTTACCATTCTTGAAATCTTCCAATTGTTTCAAGATATCTAAAGCTTGAGCAGAAAGATTTAATATAACATCAGATTGGAGATCTCCCAATTTAAATTCAGTAGAAAAAGCTTCATTTATTTTGGAAAGACGTTCTTCGGGGGTTAATATAGAGTTCTTGAGAGCTACTTCTGCTTCTCTGGAAATAGTGATAACTCTATCATAACCTTCAAGACTACCTCCGAGGCCATCTTCCATGTTCTTTTTATAGTCTTCTGCTTGTAATTTACTATTAATAAAAGCATCTTTTAAGCTGGCGTCTGCATTCAGTAATCTTTCATTGATATCAAAACCACTATCTTCGAAAAGATTGAGTATTCTTATGGGTTCTAATTGTCTATAAGTCTTAAGAAGCTTCCGAAGATTATTTTCTTCTTCCAAGATTAATTTCGCATTAGATTGTGCTTCTGGAGAGGTTGCAGATTTATCTTCATTCTCTCTATTAAGATCATTTATTTTCTTAATAGACTTGAGTAATGTCTCCTGATCTGTTGATTTTAGGCTCAAGAACTTCTTTTTATTAAAAGAGTCATCTATAGAGCTTAGAGCATCAACCAAAGAATCTAAATTAAGTTTAGATTTATCTGTAAATTTAGTAAGCTTCTTCTCAATCTCATTAAGTTCTTTCTGAATTGTTTCAGCACTGAATCCTAAAGGAGATGAAGGATTTTCTTTGATTTGTTTTAGTTGATTAGTCTTTTCTGCTTTAGAAATTAGAAGTTTATTATAAGCTTCTGCATCCGATCTATCTAAAGTTAATCCAGTAGTATCTTGACCCATCTTATTCATAATTGCAAATGTTTTTGCTAATGGATCAGTAAAAGGCATAGAATTGATATCTTTTAATTGTTGTAAAGACATTTCTTCAATTTTACTGGATACTTCTCTTAACTTACGAAGATACCTATCCATAGCATCTATTTGTTGATCATATGTACTACCTACATTTAAAACATAAGTATAATCATCAAAGGCATCAGTGACTTTGTCTAAGTCTTGTGCCAAAGACTTTATTATCTTGGGATCATACTTTATAAAATCAGACATATTTATTTCAGTCAATTGGAATGACTTTAATTTATTATTTATGTCATCCAACCAAGGAGTTGTAGGTGCCATTGTATTGAAATTCTTAAGAGCAATTTTATAGATCTCATTAGTGTCTCTAACTTTTTCTGGAGAGTCATTCGCAGTGAGACTATCTAAAGCGGACTTAGCTTTATCCAATTTGTCAAAAGCTATTCTATAATTAATTACACCACCATTCAGTTTCAATCTACTGATAGTTTCCTTAGTTTTTCTTTCACCTATTATTTTTAATTCAAATTCTATTTGTTCATTTCTATTTAGAGATGTTTTTAATTTTTCAGCTTTATGAGTCATCTCTCTGAATATTACATCTAATCTACCCAGAATATATCTTCTATCAACAAAGTTAGTTGCTTCTTTTAATTCATCTCTTAATTGTTGAGCAAATTTAACTTCCTTTTCCCAATCAATGAAGTCATAACTACTTCCCAAGAATTCAGAACCTTTTTCACCTAAATCAATATTCCAAAATTTCTTTGTATTTTCATTAAGATTTTCTAATCCAGTATTAATCTTCTCAGATTCGAATTTTACAAAAGCTCTATAAGCATCCAAGGAAACAAATCTTTCATAATCAGCTTTTAATTTAGTAATTTCTTTCTTCAGAATCCTCATTGCTCTTTCATGTTCTCGATTATCTCTATATAATTCTGGGTCTCTTTCAGTTTGTTTCAAACCGTAAGTATCTGATGTCTTATTATAACCATACAATTCTGTACTTTTTCTTATAATTTCCTCGTCAAGTTTCTTAAGTCTTTCACTACCTTCTTTAGTGAAATAACTTTCAGTAGAAACTCCTGGAGCAAGTTCCTTGGAAGTTTTCCTGCGCATTCTGCTTCCAAAGGCTGATAGACCTAATTGTTCTTCAGAGGGACCCTGGTTGAATTTACGTTGAAATAAAGCAACTAAATATTCGCCACCTTCTTTAAATTGATTTATTCTTTCTTTTCCATTGAATAGCGCATAATATTTATCAGATATAAATTTAAATACTAGGGTTAATTCATCTACCCAACCCCAATTTTTAATTGCATTAGTTGCATCCTGGCCTAATTCAATAAGCCATTTAGGAATATCTAAGAATATAAATTCCAAAGAACCCCAAATTGCATTGTACATCGAGAACCCTAGATTATTGAAAGCATCTATCAGATTCAAATTAGAGAGATCTTCAAAAGATTTCTTTAGTAATCTCACTGAATTATCTAATTTTTCAGATCCACTGAGACTCCATATTTTCATAGAATTTTTATTTATTTCTTCTATCTGTTTTGTTTGTTTACGCAGCTCAGGCGTCCAACCTAGAGCTCTTTTAATAAGAGTCCATAAAGAGTTATCTACTTTTATGATGTCTTTAGAAAATTCTTCCCATCTTCTTGAATGAGTTGCTTCTTCTTTTTGAGGTTGACGACCTAAGGTTTTTCTAACTTGTTCTTCTAATTTCTTTTGTTCAGCTAATTGTGTGTCTAATACATAACCTTGTTTAACATACAATTCATTGAGATTCTTCAAACCTTCCTTAGCTTCTTTACCAATACCTAAAAGAATAGGAATATGAGCTTCATCTATTTGTTTGAAATCAATTTTATCTATCATGGATCTGAAATCTACAATTTCATTTCCTACTCTGATTTGTCCTAATTCTTTAGCAAATGCTTGAAACTTACCTTCAGTGGTCTTTGGAGCTAACCCAAAGATTCCTCTTATTTTATCGTAAGCCCATTCAAGATTGCCGAAAAAAGTATCTGCAGGTCCAAATAACCATAAACCAATAACACCTACTCCAGACACTGCAGCAACTATACCCAAGATTGGTGCCAAAAATTTCAATAACATTACACCTAATCTTTTGAAGATACTTCCCAGACCAGAGAAAGCCAATGCACCAATATCCCATAAAGCTGTGCCTACACCTTCAAAAACTTTCTTTACACCCTTACCCATATTCTTTATGTTTTTGGTAATATCTCTGCTGGAACCAACCAAAGCTGCAAAAGCATTGACCCCTATCTCTTTGACAGCTGATAAATTACCTTTTAAATCTTTGAAAGGATTGCCTAGTTTAGAAATACTTTCGAATACAGCTGAGAAATTTCCTTTAGTTCCATCAGATAATCCTAAGAAGTCAGAGAACGCACCACCGATAGATGTCCACCAAGATTTATTAAATAATTTATTTTTGGTAATATTATATGTACTTTTTCCAAAATTAATTAATCCAGAAACGGTTCCTGCAACATGTTGTCCAACAGCTCTGAATCCTTCTATTGCATGTGAGAATTGAGATTTTTCTGGAAAGAATGCTTTAGATAAACCCATACCCATTTGAAATGCAGATACTAATTTAAAAGCATATCCGAGAGCAATCAAAGCAATCGTAATACTGCCAACTACTTTCAACAAAGTCTTGAGTCCAGAAGAAATATCTGACACAGATTCTTTTACATCTACAGCCGCTCTAGCAACTGAAGCGAAACCAATAGTAAACAGTGCAATTAAAGACCATTTATTCATAATTAATTTCACTAAAACTCGCCAACCATCCGCTATCAGATTGGTAGAACTAGCAAAGACTTTCGATATTGCACCACCAGTACCTTCTGCAAATCTAATAAAAGCTTGTTTTAATGTGCCACTGGTTAGGAATGTAGTGAGTCTATTGAAGACATTAAGTGTACTCTCTTTTACTCTTATCCATAAACCGGCTAAAGTAATACCTTTTCCTAAATCTTTATTAAAGAAATCAGTAATCTCTTGCTTGAATCCTTGAAAAGGAATAGTAACTCCACTCAAAGTATCTGTTAAAAATATCGTAGTGAAAGCTTCCTTTGCACTTAATTCTCCTTTTGCCCATTTATCAGAATTTCTTTTAAAATTAGTAATAAGTGTTTTTGCATCATCTACGAAAGATGTACTTAATTTGCCCAATTCATTTGATTTAGGTCTTCTTATGAAATTGAGTAAATTGAATGGTGCATTTACTACTTTAGTGAATTTAGAGTTATTACCAAATACAGATGAAACTTTGTTAGCTATCAGTTTATATAGACCACCAATCATCATTTCAGCAGTTACAAAGAACACCCTACTAGCCTTTGCACCACCATCTTTTCCCAATAATGCGAATAATAAAAGAGGAGTACCAACTGTTGCCGCTTCTAAAAAACTAATGCTTTCAATAAGAACACTACTAAAAGAGAGTGCAGCTAATTTTGCTGCTGTTTTATTTACAAATAAGTTTCTCCAGAAAGGATCGGTGACTCCTCTAGCTGGTCTTATTCGAAATATTTCTCTTACATATGAGAGGATTCCTTCGGTAGCAGGACCTTTTTTAGTCGCACTCTTGCCAAATAAAATTTCAAAAATAGTTTTTGAACCACCCTTAGCAAATTTTGCATAACCAAGTGCTAGACCTGCTAGTGCATATAAAAGTTTATTATGAAACATTGGAAATATATTAAATATTTTTAACAACATATTACCGCCAGGTACTACCTCTTTAAAAAGTGTCTTGAAGAAACCTGGTAGGGCAATTACAATCGAATTTAAGGCATTAAAGAAGCCTTTCACTACGTGATCAGCTAATAATCCTCCACTCGTTCCAATTCCTTTTGCTAACATAGGAGTTATATAAGAGAATGCATTATTTAATGCACCATTAAAAACAGAGAATAAATATGTAGTTCCAATCATTTTGGCTTTAGTATTTCCAAAGAATAACATAAAGCCTGCCATTAAAGCTGCACCAACATTCTTTGAGAGTACTTTGAAGGAGTCTGCTAAATTAACATTTAATAATGCATTTATTGCTTGTTCGAAATTACCGCCTAATTCACTAGCTAAATTTCGTATTTTATCTTTTATTCCAGAAAAGATTTCTAACAGTCTATCCTTAAAACTTCTAACTTTTGTTTCGGAGTCTTTTAAGCGATCGGTATGTTTCAATATTCCATCTATTGTATCTGGCCAATAGGAGTGCCCTACAATCTTATCATAAATTTCATAGAAATAGCCATTGACTTTGTTTGAAAATTCTTTTATTTTTTCTAGAATTTCAGGAATAACTTCTTTAGTAATTTCTCTAATTTTTTGAAACATTCTATGAAAATTAAATAACATTTTATCGAATAAAGAATTATCCAAATTTAATGCATAATTTAATTCTATTGTTTGAAGTTTGTTTTCAAGTATTCCACTTAATTTCTCTTTAAATCTTTTGAATTTCTCTATGATCCTATTTAACATGGAATCAAATAAAGAATTTATATTTCCTAATATTTGTTCTTTGAAGAGAGTGGAGATTTGTGATCCAAGATTAGATATAAAAATTTTAAAGAATTCTAATAATCTTCTTGATATTTTAATAAATTCTTTAGTTACAGCTTGTATAAGTTCTGAATCATCAAATATATTTCCAAAATTCATCTTTCCTGATTCTAAATCTTCCATACCTTTGAAAAGACTATTCCAACCCTTCTCAAAACCATCAGCTAAACGATTAGATAAACGTATTGCAAGATTAGGAGAAAAAGTATCATATAAAATATCGATGATAGTCTTAGAGATATTAACAAATGTTAATAAGAATTTTTGATAAATCGGATACAATACTGGTTCTATAACATCTCTTAGAACTCTGGAAGCCGCCGATGCTGCATTAGTAAAATACTTAAAAAATCTATCGACTCTTGCTTGGCGAATACCTATGAGTTTATTTTGAAGTATTCCTATTGAGATCAAGAAATCTTGTAGTGCATAAGTAGTTTTTATGACATCTCTATAAATTTCTTTACCGAGAAATACCTTATCATTCATTTTATATGATGAGCGAAGCTTGTTCAATTTCTTTAGTTTATCTACGAAATCATCCAGAGACTTACTTCTGAACATCGAGACCCAAGCATTTTCAAGACGCATATCTCCCGTAGCAAAGGCAAAAAATGCATTTTTAAAATTCTCTAATTCACTACGGATAGGTACTAAATAAAGAAAAATTGAAGATTTTAAATCTGCCAATGTTTCCAAAATACCAGAACGAATTTTAGTTAATAAAGGAGTAACAGGTGTCTGTAATACAGGAATTAATCTTAATAAATTAGAAATAGAAATCTTAATAAAATTAACAGTTTCTGATACTAGTTCTTTTAAATTCAAAAAGAAGTTCTCTAAAGGACTAAGTTGCTTCTCTGTATCTTTTGTTTCAATAATCTGATTCTTATAGTTCGAAGCAGTTAAATTAAATTTTAATTTAGGTTTTATCTCCATCTCACTACGATAAGAAAGAAAATCTTTTATTTTATTTAAGTATTGTTTATATTTTCTATAACTCTGATAAGTCTCTAAAATTTCAAATGGTGTTATATCTAATTTTATCATTGCTCTAGTTGTTAATTGAGCTGCAGAAAAAATAGATAAACCATCTATAAAGTTCTTTATCTTGAGATTCAATAAAGTGATACCAGATGTAGTAGAAATAGACATCCTATCAATAGTGTCTGCAATCTTTACCAATCTATTAGCAAAAGCCTGACTAGTACCAAGAAAATTTTGAAGATTTCCTAACATAACAGAAATAGACAGTTTTAATTGACTAGCAGCTTGTGCAATAGTAATATTTGTATCTTTGAAATCTCTGGCTGTTCTTTCAGACATTTTTTCTACAGCATTAATCAAGACTTCAGTTGTCAATTTACCTTCTTCAGCAAACTTTCTCAAGGAACCTGCATTCATGTCTAATTGAGACATCAATCCTTGACCAAGGTATTTCATTTGTTCCAATACAGAGTTCAATTCTTCACCACGTAAAGTCCCTGAAGCAATACCCTGCTGAAGCTGTATCATACCAGCTCTAATAGATTCTTGAGATGAACCTGATAAAATAGAGGCTTTCTGAATAGTACGAATGACATTTAAAATTCTGGTTTCTGAGATAGCAGTCTTCTCTAGACCTTTCACAAAGTCAACATATGTACTAGCTGTAATTGCAAAATCTGATCTAGTTTCTCTTGAGATTTTATACAATTTCTCTTGAACCTGTACAAGTTTTTCTGTTTCTTTAACAACAATCTTTAATCGGTTCTCTAAATTGGTCATATTATCAGCCATTTTAGAGAATACACTAACACCTTTGATTGCTAAAAAAGCGGCCGCCAAGGTTAATACAGTATTTCTGACTTTATTCACAGATTTGTCAGCCTTTTGTGCAGACTTATCAACTGTACTTAGAGCAGAACTACTGGTATCTTTGAGTGCTTTAAAAGATTTTGTTACACTATTAGTTGTCGTTTTTAATCCATTTATACCAGAAGAAGAAATCTTTCCTAAAGCGTCCTTTGAAGATTTCGAAGAAGATATTATTTTTGCTAAACTTCTATTTATAGCTCCAAGATCTTTCTTAGTTGATTCTGATCTGGTATCGACATCAATTACAATACCGGACATAAGAAGAATCCTCGTTAAAAAAAGCCCCGCTTCGGTTAGGATAGCGGGGCATGTTTTTATTTATTTTTCACAATCGTTCCATTAGGTAAAATACCTGGAATACCTAAAAGAGTTGCCTCTACGAAATAAGCAGGAGCTTGTTGAGAAGAACCTTCATTTAATGAATTGATGTGTTTTACATCATTTACAATTTTATCTTCTTCTAGCCTCCATCCATTTCTTGCTTCACCTGTATCTATTGGTGTATTTGCTCGTAACTCAGAAATAGCATTTTCCAGAATTTTCCTTTTTTCTTTTTGAATAATTGCATTTATTTTCGTATCAATTTTTATCATAAGGCAGCTTCTCACCACCTTTCGCAGAGAGCAATTTATGGAATAAAGCAGAAGAACAGAAAGATTTATCAAGACGACCTTTTTCAGCCATTTTATTTTTCTTAGCTTCAATCGAAGATTTCATTTGAGCAAGACTACTGAATAGAGATTCTGGAGCACCTTTAGCTCCTTGTACTCTCAGAAGTTTATAAGTTCTCTCATCATCTCTCCAACCAATAGGACGCAATCCAAAATACTCCATCCATTTTAAAAACTCGTCATATGGCATTTCATAGCGTAACTTATATACGGGCATATTCAGATGAAAAGCTAATTCATAAATAGCTAATTCTTCATCTGAGAGTGTTACTTTCCCTCTTCCGTGTTAAGACCCGAGAATTTCATGATCTCTTTGGACAACTTATTAAGTTCATCTAAAGGAAATGATTTAAAATCTTCCATTGAGAGTTCATTGGCATCTTCTACAGCAAGACAAATTACTTTTTGAAGAATTGTGTAGTCTTCAGTATTTTCATCCTGTTGTTTAACAATAGCTTGAATTTCTTCAACTTCAGCAACACTGAGTTTACTGATCTTGACACTTTCACCCATGAATTTAGTCTCACGAGTCATTTTCTTTTTAATAAGGTCTTTAAAACTCATTTTTATTCTCCTCAATTTTAATAGAATCCAATTGTTTTTGAATACTGTACAAGCAAGACAAGGTTTCAAGAATTTCCTGAGATTTCTCACGATCCTGAGAGAACTCACCAACTCTTTTAAGAGTTTTCTTGATAGAGATGTCCACACTTTTACGCATATTTCGAATAGTTACATTGACTACGAAAGACCGACTAAACGGTTTAGTCACAGTATTTTCATCCATGATACATCCTTTATTATTTATAATGATAAATGAGAGGCTACAATTAAGGGTTAGTATTTAAGTATTTTTACCAGAAATACACCTCTCTTAATTAAGCAGCAGGATCAGTAGTATAAGCGCCATAGAACTGAGATTGAACAGAAATAGTTACAGTAGCAGTATTGGCATCGGTCAGCTGAGGATTAACTTGAAGGGCTTCGATTTTACCAATCCAGAAATACTGGCTATTCTCAGTTTCAGTACCACCAGCAGTAGAACCACCCAGACCATCGTTAGTAGAATCACTACCATATCCCGGAGGCTCACTATTGAGCATAGTAAAGCGGAAAGCATGCTGTTTACCATCGGCAACGAGATCACCAAGATCAGTATCGGCGGCCCAATCAGAAGCAACAAAGTTCAAAGTAATTTCCATCGAAGGAGCATCGGATTGACCTTGAATCTGCTGAGAAGTCTTGGAACCATAAACAGGAACATTTACAATGTTCGGAGGAGTACCCATAGAAGGAAACTCACGAACGTTAGCAATACGGAAAGCAGTAGTATCAATGTCTGCAGTAGCAAACAAATCCTTAAAAGCGGCTTCGACTCCAGTATTAGCAGTAATGGCCGATTTTACGGCATCGAGAGCAGCAGTAGAAACACACAAGTCGGAGAAAAGACCTGCACCAATAGAAGCGATATGACCCATTTAGAGAGACTCCGTAAAGTTAAAATCAATGTTATAAGAAGCCCTATATAAACTGGAATTTACAATATCAATTCCTTTAGGATATAAAGAGCTGTGTTTGAATTGCGTTGTTTTATTATTTTGAATCTTTATGGATTTACCTAATAAGAAATCATCTAGAAGATCAGCAATATAATTGACTCTAGATGGACCTAATTGAGATTCCACAAAAATATCTACAATAACTATACCTGAAATAGACTTTAAGTTTTCTCCTCTACCACTTGGTATAATAGAGATTCTGATGAATTCTGTAATATTATCATCAGGAGTCATGTTCATTGGTACTGTTTTTATATTATTATTTTTCCATAAATTACTACCAAAAATGGAGTATATATCTTTTTGTACATCCTGATATTTTCCCATTATCCCTCTCTTTTAAGTTCAGCTAATAAGATACTTCGATCTCTCTTTAATATGCGTTTTAAAGACCATTGATCATCACTGAAAAAGATCTTGTCATAGAAATTAAGATCATTTATATCTTTACTTTGAACTAGTATCAATTGTGTAACTACACTTTTGTCCTTATTATCTTTTTTGATACCAAGAGGGATAATGGAAGCCTCTACAATTGTTGTGGAGGAGATGACATCACTATTAGAAAAATCAAAGTCTGACATAAGCTTAGTGTGAAATTTAGCTTGTACACTAATACTTTTCAACATAATGAATACTTTAGCAAGATTTTTGTCTAATAATTTAGTGATATCCATTAGTTAGCTCTCCACCATGTATTAGCACCACCATTTATTTTTAATGGATTCAATATTTCTTGAATAAATGAAGGCAATATACTAGGATTCTTTATTTTATTCAACTTTATAGATGAAATTTCTAATTCTATGATACTTCCAGTATTATCTAACAATCCTTCGTTTTTCAAAAGATGTAATGCAAACTCTTGTACAGCTTGAATTAATCTCTTTGGGATTGGGTCCAGGTCTCTGAACATCCCAAACTTAGGATCATAGTATTTTCCAATTCTAGGAAATGATAATTCTTGAGAGACATCTTTTATACTTCCTGCATATTGAAGGCCATCCAAGTATTTTGTGGAAGTGATCAATGCTTGCTCTTTTCTTTTCTGATCTGCATTTTCCCATTCAGATGCATCTATACGACCAGCAAAATACAGATCTGCATCAGAAACAGAACTATATGAATTGATACCTTTTTGGAGAAGCATATACTCTCCTATTATTTATGGAAGATCGGAAGGATTCCCAGAGAAAGAGCAGAAGCAGATTTACGAACCCAAGTACCAGTAGTGTTGGCAATTGCATCAGTAAGAGCAGTAACAGCAGTAGGGGTACCAGCTTCAACAGCATATTGATATTCAGCATTCGAGGGAAACTTCTCAGCAGAACCAGCCCAATTGTACCCTGCAGGAGCAGCAACATAGCCCCAACGATGCCAAATGGAGGTAGAACCACCACCCTTGTAAGAGTTACCATCTCTGGTAATCTCAACAGGAACAGGCACTTCAAGCTGCTCCAAAGCAATAGCACCAGGAAGAACAATGAAGCTGGTTTTGGTGCTATCAACATGCAGGTCCACGCCAGCACCGGTCTTAAGCTTTGTCAATTCAGCAGTCAACAGGCTCTGATTAGCACGAGTCATAATCAAACGGAATTTACCATTAAAGATAGTGTTAAATTCAACATTACCATCAGTAACAGTAGTGGAATCAACCAGGTTAGCAGAACGCAGAGAAGCCATTACTGCCGGGGAAACTACAAGATATGCATAAGCAGGCTCGTAGTCTTTATATGCCATACCAAAAGCTTGTACAAAACCTTCCGCACGAGCTGCACCAGAAATAACGTCAGTAGCAGCAATTACAGGCATTGCCCCACCGAGGTCTACGTAGAAACCGTAACGCTTATCAGTAGGATCATTCTCGAAAGTTTGACCACCAAGACCGGCCTGACCAGAACCAGCACCAGTACCGTTAATCAGTTCCGAAATAGCTACACCTTTAATAACCGAAAGGATAGCATCGTGTTCATCTTGAGCATGATGTTCAGCAAAGTCACGACCAATTTTAGCAAGACCATCCTGCTGGGTAACAACTTGCTGCATATTTACTTTTTCACCACCATAGGTACGGACAGTCTTTACGTAGGTCAGGAAGTCCGAAGCATAATTAGATTTGGTACCTGCGGTAGGATCGGTAAGAGAAGCAACGTTTACAGTAGGATTCATCGTTTTGAACCAACGAACCTGACCAATAAAAGTTTCAGTTTTAGTGTCAATATCAGGATTGCTGCCTACAATGCCAGTAGAAGACAGCTTCTTAGCATTAGTGTAAGCCTCATCCGAGTATGCAGAAATAGCGGATTGAAGAACAAAATTGTCCGCTCCAGCGAGATCGATATCCATTTTACTATAATCCTTAGTGAATTAATTATTTTCGCTTTGCTAGTTTACCCTCACGGGCTAATTTAAGAACTTCCTCTTGAGATTTCGAGAAAAGAGAAGTGTTTTTATCATTAGAGGAAGAACCAGAATTAGGTTTCAAACCAGCACCATTATTTTCAGCAGCTTTGAACAAGAAAGAGTTAGATTCATCTTCAGAAAAAGTTTTTACAAAATCAGCAATAGAAGACCCAGACTTATGGACCCACACTCCATTAGCATTCTGAATCAATTGACCGGTAATTTCACTGAAAGCCATCGCAATTGCTTTTTCATTTCTAAAAGGCATAGTAGCAAGAACTGTTTTAACGGCAATGTCTCTCGAAAGTTCAACATTTCGTTGTTCATAAGTCTTGCTTTTTGCTTGCTCTTCCAAAAGCCTTTTATTAATGTCTTCCAGTTTAGCCTCAAGTGCTTCTTTTTCTTTTCCTTCAGCCTCTAACCTTTTAATGTTCTCTTCACGTTGTTTTTGCTCCAATTCTACTGCTTTTTGCATTGCAGCATCACGAGCTTCATAAGCTTTATCCAGCTTACTCTTAATATCTTTGAGCTTTTCTTCTAGTTGTTGTTGTACAAGCTCTTCAATATTAGGTTGATCAGATTTATTCTGACTTTCATTGTTATTGTTTTCATCAGCCATTATAATTTCCTTTTTGAGTACGACTCAGTCTTAGAAACACAGTTTCCATATTTTAAAGAAAATTCCAAGAAACATTCTTAGAATCTTTTATGTGGGTTAATTTAACGGTTTGTTTTTAACCTACACCATACCAACCATAATCTGTTGAGAATCCTTCTGGAATCTCCTGAAGAATATCTTCTCTTAACAATATATCGGTATCCTTCATTAGTTTACCATTTATTCTAGATTTACCAGGAGTAGGTATTAAACCTTTTTCAATTGCTTCTTCAAGATATCTATCATATATTTCTTTAGGTAATCCTCTTTTTAACATTTCATCCAAAGTCATTTTTATAACATTTCTATCTAATGCTTTTGCGTAATTTTGTCGTAAAGCTCTTCTTGCTTCCAACATATCAGCAGCATTAGCAAAGAAGGCGTCATGGATAGTAGAAGTAGAAACACCATTCTTCATACCCCATAGATGAAATCTTTTTACAATTACAGCATCATTAGAATGATTCAATATGTTCAATCAGGTTCGTTACTCCTGACCCGTTAATACATTGAGTTTGGCAAATCTTCCGTGCAATTCTATTGCTATTTTATCATAGGCAATAGCAGCCTCTAATTCACTTTCAAATTGTCCAATATATTTTCTAGTATCTTTTAAGCGTATTGCTGCTTTCCAACATGATTTTTTCGAATCATACCATACACCTTTATAAACACTAGAACCATTTCTTTGTCTAAATTTATTATATTGATTTTCCAAAGATGTTGCTAAACGTAAATTATTTATATCATTATTAAGTCGATTTCCATCAATATGATCAATAAAGAGATCATCTGGAACTATTTTCGAAGTAATTAAAAACCATATAAGTCTATGGATATAATAATATTTACCATCAACTCTAATACGTCTGTAGCCATCTTCTGCAATATATCCTGAAAGTGAATCTTTTTTAACTGAACCTCTAGAAACACGATTATACAGATTTCCATCTTTATAGTAGAAAAGGGCTTTTAAGCGTTCTAACTTCATTAGTTATCTCCTTGTATTAACTGCTGTATGTCACCATACAGATCAGACTATCTCTTATAGTTATGCTAACTATCTCCGCGCTTCGAGCAGACTTCTGCCCTACATAATAGTCGTTGCACCTTCAAGAGTGTTCCCACTCAAGCTTGGCTCAGGATTGTCTACTAGAGAGTTTCCCTGAATTCACGGAGTTTTATAACGGCAAATCAATACCGTTAACTGCATATGCAGTACGAGCCTTAGTAGAATCTGCGATATCATTAATCTTACCAGATTTATTAATCACTTGTTCCCACCAAGTCGCTTCAGTTTTCTGAGGAACTTGAAGAATATTAGTGGTCCAATTACCAAATTTATCTTTATAAAAGATTCTTTCTTCAAATGTTTGAGTAAAATTCTGCTCTACTACTTTACCATCAAAATTTACCCAAGGAATATTTGTCCATCTCTTAGGTAATTTGTTTGTGTAAAATATTTGCATTTCTTTTATAATATCTTTACTCTTAAAGAATTCCATTCTAAGATGCTTGAATTTTTCTAGTTTTATTTTTATACTTGGCAGTACTATGGATTTTCCTCCAATAATAGTTCCAGTACGTCTGTATTTGGATTGTTTATTTCCAAAAAGAATATCAGCTAATGGACTATCAGGTTTCCAGAAAGATAAACGTTTTAATGTTTTCTCTTTTAAAGACTCATTAGGATTTAATCCGAAGAACTCACTAATCCTGGGTGGTAAACGATAGCCACTCTTTCTTGTCCCTGTAATTGCTATGGAAGCAATCTTTTTCCAATCCATAGCACTTTCAGAAGGTTTCGAATGAATCAAAAACTCCTCAGCTAATCTTCCGAAGAAACGAGTAAAATCTTTAAGAATAGGAACTTGTTCAGAAAGATGTTCACTCATTATATTGGCAATTATTTTAAAATCCATTGGAGTGATTACTTTAGTATAATTCTTTGACATTACTTCAACCAGGTCTCTCGTTTTAGGATCGAGGAACCATAAAGCTTCCAAGATATCATCACCTGGATCTAAGCCTTTATTAAAAACATCTTTCACATCATTTCTTAAAGCGCGTAATTCCAAAGCTGCTTCTGGATCGAATTTCTCAACTCTTGCAATCCTAGCTGATATCTCATTTAATACAGTATCTCTGTCAGAAGCTTTAACGACTAATGTTTCAGTATCTTTTCCTAATATCTTAGCAAGCTTTCCTTCAACATTCAAAATACCTGTTCTCTCTCCTGCTCCGTAGAATGTTCAATTTATATAGGAGTAGCCTTTATCACCACGTCTTATTCTTTTGGTGATGGTAGAGTGATTAATGCCAAGCACTCTTCCAGCTTCACGTGTAGATTCAAAGTTTCCGAAAGGTGTACAAACACCTTTTCTTAAATGATGTGCATTTCTACCATCAGCTACATCACCTTTTACAATAAAATCTTTCCAATAATAACCTTGGTGTAATATGCTTTTACTTCCTGCTTTTCTAGAAATAATAGCTTTGACTACATTATGTGCTTTAGCAGCAGCTGCTACTGTTGGAAATTCACCTAAAGGTGTGACTACAGCACGTGCAAGCATTGAATTATCACCACTAATAGCATCTTTCGCTATTTGATACATTATTGGAGATAATTTAATACCATCTCTAGAACTCATTGTTGTGTAAGCGATTTTAAGTCCTTTCTCAGATGGTAAAGCTTTCATCAGTAACCAATGAGCAAGTAAATGACATCTAGCATTTAAATAGACCAAATTATCGTACTCATCTTTACCACCCAAGCAGCGTGGAATGATATGATGTCTCTCAAAATAACCTTCTATTGGTTTTGATTGTTGTCCATGTTTTTCTATCAAATTAAAATATTGTTTATAATAATTCATTTTTACTCCTTTTGTCGTATATTACTATACGGTTAGACTATCTTTTACGTAAACCTCCACTATGGAATATTACGTCTCCGCGCTTCGAGATCGGCATAATCTCTACAGACTTCATAATCCGTTCTGGACCGTTTGTCTTAGTCGTTGCACCTTCTAAAGGATTCCTCCTAAAGCTTGGCTCAGGATTGCCCATTCAAAAATGGGTTTCCCTGAATTCACGGAGTTTATACATGGCAACATTCTACCATGTTTTGCGCCTTCGCTGCCTTGCGTAAATCTTTCTCTGTCAATCCTAATTTCTCATTGAGTTTAACAAATCGAGGATCTCTCGCAGTTGCAGCAGCAATCTCATCATAGAGACGCTTCTTTTGATTCGTTGGAATTACATTAGAAAGTTCAGCTAATTGCTTATTACGAGTTGTTAGCGCAATAATCTGTGCTCCTGAAGAACTGGCATCTTGTTCTAAAGCTAATGCAGTTTTATATTTTTCTAAATTAAGGAGATTCTGTTTGGAGTACTTTTTTATTTTATCAAAAGATTCTAGATAATTATCAATCTTAGCTTGTTCTATGGCAAATCTTAAGAACTTACCTAATTCTTCACCTTCAATCTGATGCACTAAAGGATGTTCCAGGATAGCTCTGATATCATTAGGTTTCTTTCTCAACATATGATTACCAATAGTCACTAGATCATTGCGCCATTTCTCTGCAATCTTCTGTCTACCAGTAAAGGTCAAAGAATTATACTTACCTTCTAATTCATCACTGAGACCACCTAAGAATGCTCCAATTTGATCTTGAAGATTCTCATAACCATTGACACCTAAAATCTTTTCCTCAGCAGTATTGAGAAATGGTCTGAAGGTTTCACCACTCTGAGGACCGATAAGGCCTCTATCATAGATACGTGCTCGATGATCTATGAATGGATGATTAGAGAACGAACGATTATCTTTTCTTAACCATTGCATGGCTTTAAACCGTTCATAAGCATCACCACGAGCCGCTATATACTTTCTATACTCATTAAGTTCATTAAAATGTCTTGCTCGGCCTTTATCATCCTCGAAATACAATAGTTTATTTATAAAATCATGAAAATCAGGATCAACACGATATTCAGCTTTAGCAGCCCAATTAAGAGCATCTATCATGTCTTTATCAAGAAATTCTTCGGGAAAATCTGAGAAAGATGATGTACTAGTAATAGGAATCCTAGTATCTATAGTACCTAATGGACCTTTATCAATAAAATAGGTTTTATAACCTTCTTTAAAAAGCAATCGATTCTTCTTTGATGTTACACTTACACGTAAACCCAATTCCACTTTCCTGGTTAATTTAGCATACTCTTGGATTCTAGGATCAACAATACGAATATTAAAACCTAGAGTATCATAATAAGGTCCAAAATAAGAACCACTTAATCTGGATTTCATTCTTCTTTTTTGTATTCCGAATGTTTCTAATTCATACAAGCGGGATGCATTCTTTGACTGGAGAATGCTTTTTCCTAAATTATACCATTCCAATCTTTTGCCAGTTAAGTTAGCTAGATTATAAAGATCTCTACCTATAGTTACAGCAAATTGGTCAAAATCAGGTAAATCAGCTAAACTTAATCGATGGGCCAACTTAAGATAAAATTGTTTTATTTCATCTTCAGATAATCTGGAAGATACTTTCAATGGAATATGAGGATCAAAAACTTCTCTCAATTCTCTTGCGAGCTTAGGAGCCATTGTGTCTTCCCACTTATTTTTAGCAATAATATTATCAATAAAATTATCATGCAATTCATCTAAAGACGTTGGTCCTAATATGGTATCCAAGTAACTATCTTGAGATAGTCTTTTAAATACATTTGAATCTTTTCTTATTTGTGTTTCTATTGCATCAGAGATATTCATTACATCATATTTGATTTGTCCCTGGACTACAGCTTTAAAATTAGACCATACTTCTTTATTGTCTCTGTATCTACCAAAAATTATCCTTAGATTATCAGCTATTACTGCTCTTTCATTTGCACCCATTCTTTGGTCTAATGAATTAATAAAGTCATTAATGAACTTCTTATCACGATCTAATAACTTATCACTTTCTTCTACAAGTCTTAAACCATTACTCAAAACAGCTTGATTAGGTTGATAGAGACGAACATCCTGATATCTACCAGTCAAAGGATTAAAAATCATTTGGTCTTCTCGTGGAGGAGAAATTAATACTCGTCTTTTGACAGCTTTCTTGGTTCCTATCAAGGCTCCTCTATAATTAGTTAATGAAAGGGTTCCATCTAGTTCACTAGCTTGTAGTAGATAATAATCTCTTAGAGTATTAGTAAGAACGGTGTCATTAATGAAATCATCTGGTGTAGAAGCTCCTAAATGCATTGAATCTAGTTTTTCTTTAGCAATAGCAAAACGTCTGGTGTCATTAGGAAGTGTGAAAAGCTCATCTGATTGTTTTCTTAATTCTCTTATGCCCAAACTTCTACCATCTTCATTCAAAAAAGCTTTAGCATTGAGTTGTCCTTTTCTGAACAATTCAAGTTTCTGATAATCACCTAAATGACGTAATTGAATCTCCGGGGTTTGTCTTTGGAGCCAAGAATGATAAGACTCTTGCATAGGAGTCAGACCATCATAGAAATCCAAATCCTTCTTAGATAACTTTTGAATATTTCTTTTACGAACATAAGCAACATTCTCCAGTTTGGCTATGTCAGACCAAGATTTAAAAACTGGTACCGTCACTGATCTGCAATTAAAATGTGCAGGTGGTAGATGTTCAGTATCACTGATAGGATATATTGTACCATCTCTAAAAGCACATAATCTAGTAGTTTGAGAATCTAATTTTGCAACGTATTGCCAACCATGAAGAGCTTTTTCATTAGCTTTATAAACTGCATGATCTGCTTGAGCATGAACACTAGTAATTGAGGTTACAACGAGAGCTTTGCTTTGTGCTCTAGTAATATTATGTATATTACCTTTACGTACAGCAAGAGCTATATCTTCTACTGATTTACCATCAGCGATTCCTTTTCTTATTACATGCTCTAAACGTTTTCTTTCGTTTTCTCCAATACCTGCCCATCCAGCGGCTAAGGTATGTTCTTTGTATAAAGGTCTTTCTAGAACCACTTCTTCAGCAACTCTACGAGTAGGTCTCTGAGTACGCCAGATTTTTCCCATAGTGGTTTCTATATTTTGATAAGCGAAAGAAGCTTGATCTGTAAATAAATCTAAAAGTGATCTTTTATTGGTATTATAAATCTCCTTAAAAGTACTTTTAATATCTTGATCAATAGCTTCTCTCAGTCTCAATAGACCTTTATCAGAAAGTTTTGCTTCTCTTATTAGTTTATCAACACGTACTTTATGCCCATCTAAGGTTAATTCGACTTTATCGTTTACACGCTTTTCATAAAGTCTAACCATAGCTGCTCTGTCAACAACTTTATCTTGAATTTGTGTATTCGCATTTAAAGCCATAATTATTCCTCTGAATAAGGATCAACATCTTGTCCACATTTCCAACAAATAGAACCATATTCACTTAAAACAAACAAGTTGCAACCACATTCACAAACATAAAAAATAGGTGGTTCTATTCCATTTTGAAATACAGCTTTATTAGTGTGACAGGATGGACACTCAAAAGCATGTACTCCGGCTGGAGCTATAGATTGAAAAGTATGTCCACATTGTAAACATATTGCAGAGCCTGTTACATGATCTGATCTAATTAGTTTTTCATATTGGAAATCATAGATTGTCATTTATTTCTCCATATCTTCTTCCAATTTTTTATTTTTATTTATGATAAACTCATCATTATTAATTTCTTTTTGAGCATCCTCATCATCATAATCAGGAGGAATAATATCATTAGCCTTAAGAATGATCAACCATATGGATCTAGGAATAAGACCCAGATCGTACCATTCAGTTACCAATCTTAACCAATCCGCACCTAAAGGTACAGGATTAAAGTCTTCAGATAATGAAAACTTAACATCATTATAAGAGAGATTAAGTCCATAACGCCAATTAATCATACAAGCAATAACTTGTTTAAGTGTATTACTAATTTTTCTATTGAAAGTACCTAATTGAGCAGTCTGAGCAGCATTACGAATTTCCAATGCAACACCTGATTGAGCTGTTTCTGGAGTTAACATTCTGATACCTAGTTTACTCATCTCTTCAATAGTATTCGCAATGGTACTTTCCATATCCTTTAGAGCTTCTGTAGGTGTCTTTAAAATGTCAGCTTTACCATTAGCTTCCAAATGAATCCAAGAACCCAAACCACCATTAACAATTTTATTAAAATCACCATCTGTCATATCTGAACAAATAATAGGAGTGTATGTCGCAGCTCCATAGAGTAAATGATTTCGTCTGCTCAATTTATTATATAATGAAATTTCTTTATCAATTATCGGCATTAAAATTGGTTCAGAAGGCTCAATATTTCCATTTAAAGGCCATGCAGGAATATACTCGAGTCTTTTGCCATTATTTTTAATATTATTTATGGTTCTATCTAAAACAAAAGTATTAGATCGATTAGTCTCAATCCTTTTTCCTGAGATTGTTGGAACAATGCTCATTGGATTATTAGATTTATATACTCTGATTTGGTAATATCCAGATTTATCTAATTCATGTACATAAATAACTTCGAAGAATTCTGGATGAAACTCATCAGAATAATCTTCTTCTGTACCTTTAACAATTACTCTTTCCAGAAGAGGTTTACCTTTAATATTATTAGAAACTTTCCAATTTATAATAGATTCTGCTTTAACTAGTATCGGATATGGACAGTACTCCAGTAATTCTTGTTTAGTCAATTCATTTACATTAGGTACTTCAGGATAATCTACAAAGATCCAGGAACGATTTGTCTGAACCTCTTCCCATAAGGCTTCATCTAGGAATGCTGAGAGGCTACAATCATCTACACCAAATTCATTCATAATCCAGTTATAACATTCTTCAGGAACCTCTTCAGGGAGTTCCAAAGAAGGTTGTTTCCTAAGTAGACCTCCTACAAGCATTTTGGAGAATTGTGCAGTAATCCCAGGTAATTCTGCTTCAGCTTTATAGAAATTGTATTGCATTTGAGTCATTGAAGTAGAAAAAGGAATCAATAGATTTGAGAAAGTGTAAGTGTCCACTATAGAATCAAGATCTTTTACAAATCTTTCTCCACTACAAACAGCTCTACATTTAATCCACAAATCACGTAATGACTCGTATGCTGCATTAGGATCACCTACATTCTTTTTGTTTGCCTGAACAGCATTCACTACAGCCATAATTATTTCCTCATTGCTTCATTGAACTCCTTGATAGAACCTTTAAAAGTTTCTCCGGAATGATCATTTCTAGCAAAAATTCCTTCGTCTTCTGCAATGATATACCAATGAGTAGGACTATTATCTACAAACTTTTGTGGTTTTGCTTTTTCAAGTTCTTTCTTCTGTTCTTCTAATTTCTTAATTTCAAGTTCTTTCTTCTGTTCTTCGAGTTTCTTAATTTCAAGTTCATTAATTTTAGGTTTCAGAATTTCAGGGTCAACTACTTTATAACCAACTTCTTGATCGCTCATTTAATTACCTCTTATCATACTCTATTGAGTGTTCGATAGGATTATGGGAAACTGCCTTATTTAATTGTACTACACCAGTAATAATAGCTAAAATTACAGCAACGATAGATAAAAAGGTAGGAACGAATTTTCTCCAACCTTTTTCTTGTAGGACAAAATCATGAACGTTATCTATTTTGCGCCAGTCTATCTTCTCATTAATGCCGGCCTTCCAAAGACCGAGAGTATTAACATCAGCTCTCAGGACACCAAGAGAAGCATCAATTTCGAATTTAGTTTCTCTTTGTTTTCTTCCTAAATTTTCTACATCAGATCTGAGTCTTTCAATATCCTTTCTATGTTCAATACTTGATTCAAACATATCTCTAATGTCTCTCAATACTGAACGAAGCTCAGCTAACATCTCTTTATTGCCAGCTTCGATACGTTCTTGACCAACTACAAGACTGTTTATCTTTGAGGAGTGTTCTTTAAGAACATCTCCATTTTCGCAAGGAACTGCCATAATTATTATCCTTATGAGGTATTAGAAGTTAAGGATTAGTTTCGCAACAAAACAACACCTTCTATGAAGTCACCATTAGTAAGTGCTGCATAGAATTTTATAGAGAAATGTTTATTTGCTTCAACATTTAATATTCTTGCTTGTACCATTGTATTTGAAATAATTAGACTATTAGATTCGATCATTGTTTCACTAACATCTATACCATCGGAATCAAAAACTTTGACTCCTGAGATACCATTGATGTTACTTGAAGAAACTAAAGTTTCACCAGAAAGATTATTGCTAAAATCATATCCAATAAGCAGCGCTTCTCCAGGTGATATTTCGGCAAAATCAGGCATAAGAAACCTCTAGAATTGTACCGTCTGAAGCAATATTCTCTGCCCCTGCACCGATGGTCCTCTTAAGCCAGAGTCGTACATAACTTCCAGCAGGGATGTCTGGAAGGGACAGAGCATTACCAGATAGCCTTTCAGCGAAGGTTACACCTGCAGGAGCAGTACTTTCATTAGCAATCGCAAGGGTGCCTCCAGTAGCAGCTAATGCGCCCATATGTAGTACAGAATAATTGGAAACAGTATCACCAGTAAGATAAGCAGTAACCACTACAGCTGTTGCATTACCATTGTTGAAGAGGTCAATTGCACGGTATTCGGTATCACCTGCAAGAGCTTCATCTTTAGATACATCATCAAAAATATTGTTCATTCCCGCAGCGGAAACTTCTTCGGCAGTTGAATTACCACCGAGTCCATTAGTTGTTTTTCTAAAAATAATATTCGAAGGCATTATTCACTCCTAAAAATAGTTACTCGTTGGTTAGAGTAAAAGATTGTTTTTCTTACTTTGTCATAAAAGATTACACCAGGCTCAGGTGCATCAGCTTCAAGAAACTTCCAGAAGACTTCTAGATTATCGGTATTAAATATATTCCAATTCATACCTAATCCAGCATAACTTGCTGTGATAGCCCATAAAGTTTCAAGATCTACATCCTTAAGAATATGCCATTGTACATCTTTTTGTTTTAAATTTAATATTTTCCAGTCAATATTTATAGGAGTGCCATTTTGAATATGCCAATTTATAGGTATATAAGGATTTGCACTTACAATTATTTTCCATAGAATGTTAATTGATACTTTACCATTGGATAGTATCCTCCAGTTAGTATCTAATATTGATGCATTATAAATATTCCATTCTAATGGCTTATTAGATGTATCCTTAATGTGCCATAGAATAGATTGTTCTTTTTCCGTAAGGGTATTCCAATTGATATCTACTTCAGAGCCATTTAGAATTACCCAATCAGTTGGTACTGAATTAGACTGTAAGATATGATAATTAATATCAAGGTATCTTACAGTCATTATCTTCCAATTTGTATTTAATTGTCGGTTGTCTAAGATATGCCAATAGACATCCTTAGAAGTGTTAGTAAATATTTTATATTCAAGCGGTAACTCACTACCATTTTGAATAAACCATTCAGATGGTAAGGTATTAAGATCTTTGATATTCCAATTTGTATCAAGTATTCTGGAACCAAAGATTTTCCAAGTAGTCTCTCGAGATAGTCCATTTTTAATTAACCATTGAGAATCAAGAGACTTGTATCTTAACCACTCTTGCCATCCTTCTCCAATGGCTAAGAAATCCATCTAATTAAGTAAGCTTTAATGTATCTACTGGGATAGTAAAGGTCATGGCTCCACTAGAAGAACCTTGTGAGACATCTACTTGACAGATAGCAATAGCTCTGTTAGTGTCAGAAGGTGCATAAATCATTGCACCGTAAGTACCTGAAGCAATTGTTCCGCTACCAGTAACGATATCATCGAAGTCAATCTGGTAAGCATTTCCGTTTGCCGAGACGACTGCATTGGCGACAGTATACCCTGTGGTAGTATAGCCAGTACCAGAATCGCTTAATTCACCCGTTGCGGTGTAGGCGAGAGGGGTCGCGGGGTCTTGGTTGGCGTCGAGGCCAGTCGTTGTCAGATAGAACGCAATCTTCATTCCTGCGGCAACCAGGGCGTCGAGCCACTTCTTTTTCTGGTATCTGGTAATTCCTGCTGCAAAAGCCATGTTTGTTTCTCCTTATTGTTTTTGAATGAACGAAAATACCTTGTTGCCAATTGTTTTCAGAAAAAAGCTTTCCGTTTTTCCTTTAGAAAAAGCACCCCAAAGAGGTGTTACTTCGACTCGATAATCGCCCTGCAAAGCAGATGTATCCCACATAGTGTCGTATTCAATGCACTTGTCACGGCTCAGGTATACATTATCGAATATTAAATTCGCCTTTGTTAGATTGGTCGCCTTATATTTTGGGTCGGTATTATGAAAACCTCTAAATTTAACACGATGAAGCCCAGAATATTTAGATATGTCTGCTATAGCATTGAATACGCTAGAAGTAAAAGTAGTTGTACCCATCTCCCAGTATTTCCAAACGACTTCATCATCAATTAATAACTCAATAAAAAAGGCGAGCAGCATCCCTCGATAATGGGGAAAAACGAGAGTGTTCTTGTCTGTCAAATCGAACTCGCCAAAATCAATTACTATTTCGCCCTCTTGAGTGCTGGTTGGTCCTGCGCCGCTTGGAATATTTATGTATCCAGCACAACCATTTGTAATATAACCAGGTACAAAACCACCACTTGATATCATAGAAAACCAAACCTGTGTGGCAGTAGAGATTTCAAAAGGAACGGACCAGGCACCAGTGCGGGCTATTGATAAAGATTGATAGTCCTCAAGGGTTCCACATACGACCTCATCAATTGAGAAATTATCAAAGATTCTACTGGAACTTTTTATGCCATCAAAAAGACAAGTATCCCCCACATAAAATTTTAAATTATAATAAGGCGCATTCGTGACAGCTTCAGCCATTACCGAAACTTGTCCTGACAAACTGACTACCAGTTCTCCATCAATAATTTCCCTAGTGACATCTTCACCATCAAACCAAACAAAAGGAATGGTAGCATCAGCATTCTCAGGTTTTGTGATAAAGGCTTTATGGCAGGCCAAGAGAGTATTCAGTCTGCCAGTTGGACCCCTTTCCTGCCCCTCAAAAGTAGGAAGTGGGATACGACTTTCATTCAAAATCCTTGACACCTGATAGTTAGAAAGTAGAGGATTAATTCCCCAAACTAGAGCAGCAGCAGCTGCAAAATATGGACAGGCCATTGAGGTTCCGGTGGCAGTAATATAAGAGCTTTCACCAGTGGTATTGTTGTACTTATAGGCCATCAATATATCTGTGCCAGGTGTGTTGCAGTCAACAAGAGGACCGTAGACAGAAGAACGACTCATTGCCAGGGAAGAATCATAATTGCCAATGACAAAAAAACATTCTTGAACAGCAGTGCGAGAACTCAATAGGATACCGTCATTTCCTGATGTTGTTACGAAGATTGCTCCTTGATTTTTAATGGAGTCAATTGCTGTTTGTTCTAGAGTTTTTCCTAAATTTTGGCTTAGTGCAAATATTCTCACACCATTAGCTAAACCAAAATCAATACATTCGAGAATGTCACTTAACAAACAGTTAGCACCACCAGGTGTTGCGGCTAAATGATAAAATACGGCATCTGGAACAATACCTATAATACCTTTTCCATTGTCGCCCTCAGCAGTTATTTGACTGCTTGTCGCATTACCATGCCCCCCTGAAGTATCCGCAGTCCAAGTCTCTGTCTCTGGTGAAGCGTAGCCATAGATTGTTTTGCCAATAAATTCTTCATGTTCTAAGTCAATGCCCTGGTCAATCATTGCAATCTTTATGGATGGATTTCCTCTCCCATAAAGATGATGGGCTTCAAATACTCCCATGTCTTTTAAACCCCAGAGTTGATTTAAATCCGGGTCATTTGTTACTGGAGCGGGCGTAAGGGTGGTTAGGTTTCTCTCTCCGGATAAATCAAAAGTCGCATCAATAACCGAATCGTGTTTAAGTATTTTCTGTATGGCCTCATAGGGGTCCTCGTTGTCAACTTTTACGATGACATAATTTAACCTCTCTGATGCACTAACAATTCTGAAATTAGAAAGTAGATTTCCAATGTTCTGAATGTTTTTAGCAAATATTATGATTTTATTTGTATAAATCATAATAGACCAACATGGATTTCTGTTACGTTAAAACTACTGCCTCCAAATATAATCTTACTATATGGAGTTCCGAGTACACTTAACGGCATCGTCCTGGTTCCAATAATGGAACCATTTCCAGCCAAGGCATCTCCGCCTCTCCTGAGTGTCACTTGGGTGCCAATCTTCTCTAATCTCCACCTATTTACGCCAGAATAAGGTGAAACATAATTCGTGAGAGTATGCGCAGTATCTTCCAATATTTTAATAGAACCAAAGGTCTCCTCATCTTCGTCAAAGTTAATAATCTGGAAACCTACCCTATTACTCGCCATGTATTGAGGCGGTTGGGAAGAAAAGTAGGCTTCAAACCTATATTGTTCCCAATCCCAAGGAGCATCATTAACTTCACAAACACTTTCAATGAAAAAGGATGACTCTACTGGAGCGCTAAAAGTAATTTCTTGCCAATACCAAAATCCTACATCGTAGATATAATTTCCAGTGTCAACGTTACTATCTGACAGAACCATCTGAGGTTCGGCAGCAGGTCCGCTACCACTGATAGTCCCTGCCGAAGTCGTCACTGAGACGCCAGTTAATGTCGCTATACCCACAGCGATACCGATGCCAGAAATATTGCCGGTCGAGGTAATAGCTCCCACACCAGTCAGAAGGCCGCTGCCAGAGCCGTCATTGACAACGCCAATGCCAGTAATCGCCCCGGTCGAGGTCGTCAACTGAACGCCCATAAATGCGGCAACACCTTGAGCCACACCGACGCCGAGGATACTATTGACTCCTGTGGTCGCTGTCACGCCCGATAGAAGACCGAAGCCCAAGCCGTCAGCCGCCTCCTGTGAAATGTCAATCCAGGCCCAATACTGGGAGAGGCCAGAAACCCATTGATTGTAAGTACCCAAGGAAGGTTCAACTATACCAACATATATACCTAATTGAGACCATAAATTTGCAGCTGAATGTTTCTCATTATTATGAGTAATAATTTTGGTATCAATATCTTCTGGCAGAATCTGTCTGACAATGACATTATCAGGTATAAAACGATCACCTTCAACCCAATAAAGATCAACTCTCTCATGGTTTGGAGTGCATATTCTTATATACTCTTGATTAGGTACTATAACAGGATTACTTAATGCTAGTCCATTTTCTATATCTGTTAAATTTGAAACTAAATTCTGAGTACCAGTTTCATATACACAAATCGAATCACCTACTTGTATCCAATTTGGTAAAGAGATTTTAGTAACATATGACATGCTGCCTCCATATTATCGCTCAGACTTAAGTCGGATGACAGCTGTCTCAATTGCACTATTAATAAGAGATGTACCTAGCTCAAGACCCCTACGTTTCAATTCAGTTTCAATCATCTCAGAAGCCATCTTATGTCTCTCATCATTCGGAATATCTCTTTGTGCCATAATCTTCACAGCACCAAAGGCTACATAAAGAAGTTGTTTTCCTGCTTCTGTGAGATATATTTTTAGAAGAGGTACAAGAAAACTTTTCAATTCAGAAGTAAATATCATACTCCATAGTTTAAATTTATCCCACATTATTTTCTCCTTTTAGAAAGTTTATCAATCTGTTTTCTGAACCAATTAGCTAAAATTATATCCCAATCACAGATAAATGATTTGCTAAACATTATTGGTTTATTAGTAGTATTCTTCTTGCTGGTCAACCAGTCTCTTAGATTTTTCAATTTTATGTCCAATTCCTATTCCCTGAAATCCAGAACTAATGGCATAGAAACCACCACTGATGGATGCAAGAGAAATCTCGATATCCATTACAGGAAAACCGAAGTCCGGATACATGATGCCTATAATACCTACGATACCTGTAGCAATTCCAGTGAATCCTGTAAGGATCTTTCCAGCTGCTCCCAGATAAGTCTTCTTACCATCTAATTTCCTACCTAGAAAACGAAGTACACCCCCTAGAATTTTACCTTTAATACTCATATTTATAGTTCCTTATTATAGTTCCTTATTATGATTTCTCAATATAACCAAATGACATTCTGAGGTAATGTTTTAGATACATCAAAATGTATGAAATTTTGAGCTACACCTATTCTCGTAATACCTAAATTCATTAACAAATGAATTATTTTAAATCGATCAATAGAAGTGCCAACATAGAAATCTACAGCTTCGCCAGTGATATGTGCAGAAAATTGTGCTCCCGAGAATAATGAGTTATGCCTTTCACATCTACGACCGGAAGTAATCCTCATAGGTCTTTGAATGTATTCTCTAATTGACTCTAATACCTCGATAATCCTTGGATGCATCTCTTTTTCACCGCATCCACATTGACATTTAAACTCTTCGCTACTAAAATTTTCACTTAAGTCACCCATATTTATAAATCCTCAATAGTCTCAATTGTTCTCAACCATTTTTAATAGTATAGATCTGAGTAACGTCTAATGGTATCAACAATTACACCATCTACAATGATATCCTCATTATCTATTTGATGTTGGCAATTTTCAGAGCAAGTATAAGATAAACCATCATGAAGATGACTACAACGAAATACCTTATGAGTATTACAAGCAATAACTAAAGAATCAGGTGGTACTAAACAATTAATCAAACAACATTCTATAAAGTTTAGGCCTGTCTTGTTCTCGAAAATAGGTGTATCAGGCTCCTTTTGGGAAAAATCAATACGATACAGAGTGGAATTATCTTCTACATTAAAATAGTTAATAGCTTCAAAACTAAAATCTATCATGCTATTGGCTCCTCTATGATTTCTTCGATCTCCTCTTCCACCATATCCTCAGGACGTCTCAATATCATAGTCTCTAGATTCAATATAATATTACCACTCTGGATATCTGAGAGGATATTTTCGAAAAAAGGGTAGAGATAAATGAAAGTACCTGCGGCAGCTGAAAGAAACATAGATTTACCTTCAATCAACCAATCTAATTGTTTTTCCTTTGGAATTTCTTTCCATACACTCTTCCATTTTTCTAATTCAGGAATCATTGGAAGTAGTGCTTGAATAACTTGTTCTCTAAGTTGTGTTTGATTCTGAAATTCAGCCATAATTATTCCTTAAGGTCTCCTTTTACAATTTTAAATTTAAATAATGGTAAAGGAAACTTATCATGAAGTTTATCTATTGGAACAGCACTTTCAAAGTAAGGACAAGGAGTCCCATGATCAGGACATATTTCGGGTAACCATAAATAATGGTACCTAAATAATGGCCAAGCATGATTATGCCTAGTCTTTCTTCTAGCGATGTAACCGCCACATTCTTTTTCTTTTTTCAACACAAAAAGTAGACAATTACTTAATCCTTCGTCTTTCATTTCAAAATCCAAATCATCTTAGAAACCAAAGCCTCTGCTAGTGACAATAGAATGTTTCTTAATCGGAAACATAAACTCAGTTTTGTATCTAAATCCATCACCAAAATGTTCTATACCTTCTGATTTATCAATAGTAGCAGTATCTGAATTATTGTCTACCCATTTTGTTCGTTCTAATGACTCCAATAAACCACGACATCTTGGATGTATTCTTACATTCACATCTCCAGCTGCATTCTTCAACATTCTATTAACAGAAGCTACACTATCCACGATAGCAGGAGAATGTGATCTTGCAAGAACAGTAATACCATGATCTTTTAGAATTGTAAAATCAGTTACACCAACAGGAGCTGATGTTTTCCTACTACGTCCTGTGGGATCAGGATAAGCAAAGATTTTATGTCCTTTAAATTTAGTCGCTAAAGAAATAGCTAATGTTTCAGTATCAGGATGTCCTTTAACTTCATCAAGGACATGTAATTGACCTCCTCTTAAAGCACTCATAGAAGAACATTGCAAACCAACGTTAAAGTCAATTCCCACATGAACATCTTCTCCTGGTTCACCATCTTTAGGTGCTCTGAAATACTCCAACTCTCTATCTACATGTATTTTTCTATCAAAACAATAAAAGACATTATTACCACTATTCTCAAAAGTTGCCATATATTCAGAAGCAAACTCTATGGGATCAATATTATGTTTAATTGATTCAATCTCATCAATATCTAAAAATGGTGATGATCTGTAGTCAAAATGATAAGATTTCCACAAAGGATTTTCTTCTTCATAATCTGATAATTCTTTGAAAAAATTGTACCCTTTAGGTGTACCAATAAAAGCTGCTCTCCCAGGGGATTTAGCTCCAAAGGATATAGCTCTAGCAGCAGACCACCTTGTTATAATAGCAGGTTGAATTACACCCTGCCATGCATCTCTTGGTTTGATGCCTTTCTTGCAGGAACACAATTCATCCCACAATACAAAATAAGCTCCCTTACCTCGCATCCTTTCAATGGATTCGTAAGAGAGCAGTCTAAGTTCTACATTATTAGGAAATATAAATCTACCAGTATCTTTGGAGGACTTTAAAGCAAGATCACCGAATCCTAAATCGTAATTAATTAATGGATAATAAATATCAATTACTTGATCGTAAGTAGGTGCAATTATATAGACAACTTTATGAGGTACATAAGGGTGCAATTCAAGTAGTTCAAATATAGCAGTACCAGCAATAGTTGCACCACAATAAGATTTTCCCCAACCTCTAGAACATCTAACAACAGCAAATCTACAAACTTGATCAATAAAGATATCCTTATAGACCTTTGATTGACCTTTATGGAGTTTAATCATTCGTTACACTCTCATCTACACAATCTATTACACCATTAAACTCATTGGTATTTTCTTCTAACACATATTCTTCATTATCACCAGTTAATTGTACAATTAATCGTCTTGGAGATTCTTCTTTAAGTTCCAATGTTTCAGGCACCCTAGCATACATATAACGCATAAGTTTATCTGATACACTAAGAAGTTTATCTAATACCATTTGATGAGCTTGAGGATTATAATTTCTTGGTTTTCCTTTAGGATCCAAAAATACCTTAGAAGAGTCCCTTATTTTTTCATGAATGGACAGCTCTTCTTGTAGCTTCTTTTCTAATAACACTAATTTTTCTATTGGATCATATTGTAATTCCATTAGTCTTATTTGACTCTTTATAGCATTTTTATGCAACATTAATAACTCCTTTCATGGTGCTATCGATAGCACCTTCTAATGAATCCTACATTACCACATCAGTTAATCACTTCTTTTAAATATAATAATTAATGGTACATTAAATGATCATTTAATGGTTCATTTAAGATTATTTAATGGTTCATTCAATTAACTAGTTTTTAGTTATGTTTTTAATTATTATAAT